AATCAAGGGAAATCAAGGGAAATCAAGGGGAATCAAGGGGAAATCAAGGGAAATCAAGGGAAATCAAGGGGAATCAAGGGGAAATCAAGGGAAACAGGGGAAATCAAGGGAAACAGGGGAATCCAAGGTGAGATAAGGAATCCCGGGGAAACAAGGGTATCTTTATGGTAAGGGAATCTTATGTGTATGAAGGTATGTTTATGTATGGGTGTGTGTGTTTCTTTGGGTGATGGTGGGAATGTAGGAAGCCAAGGGAGAACGGGAGGCGGCGATGGCGTGGAGTAGGTCCCGCTGGTCGTCCGTCCCTGTTCCCCTTTGGCGGTAGTGTAATATTAAAAATCTGACAGTGATATGACGAAAGAAGAAGCGAGAGAAAGGTTCGGTGACAATATAATAAACAAACTATTGTCGCTTGGTGCTGAACCGACAAACGTATGCAGGAATGACGATATCGTGGAATGGTGCAGTGATGGATGCATAAAAGTGGGCGATATTGAAGTATGGGCTTACTATTACTTTTATGAAGGAGAGAACCCTGATTTATGTAATTGGGAGGATCGTATGGAAGTAGATGCGGTAGGATGCTGGTAAGCCCAGGGGGAAACGGGAACGGCTGATCTGCGTGGCGATACCTTCGCTGGTCATGCGCCGTCCTGTCTCGTGGGACGATCTTAAAAAATAAAGATATGAGAAAATTGCAAAAAGAACTTTTAAATAAAAAGATGTCATTGCATCAGGCTCTTATGTCGATGGATGTATTGAATCCTGATTATGACAAATTGAAACAGGAGGCGAATCGTTTTGACGACATATACGATAGATATATGTCGTGTTGTGGCTATACGAGATACTGGTATATAGCTGGGAATAACTACTACGGAGATTATCATGTGGTTAGTGTCTGGTTGAAAGGCGATCGTAACACTTTAGCGGGGTATAAGTTATATACCAATAGAATAGAGGCTGAGTTAGTATGTAATCATTTAATAACTGATTGACATGTATAATATAGAATTAGAGGCTATCAATGGAAAGGGGAACTAATGTAAAAGTCTTAATATTTAAGGGCAAGAAAGAGATTATCCTATATACGGATGGTATGGGTACGTCGGATCTGGATTCCCCGCATATAAGTATTGACACTGAATGGGTTGGCAGGATATTCAAGTATTTCCCGGAAAAAGCGTGGAATAATACTATCATAAACATGAATATATGTGTTGAGTACGGAACTGGCGATATATGGTATTCTAGAGTAAGGGCATTTGAGGGAAGCTGTTGTTCGGAATACATTCTTACATCTCGAAAACCTAGGAAGAATAACCGGAGAGAACTTGTGAATAATCCCGAAGATCAATTATTGGGTTTTGATACGGTAAGGGAGACTGTATTTGGGATGAAGAAAGAATTGAGCATTGATGAGAGTGTTAATGTGAAATTCGATTATGAGATTATTTGAGGTGGTTAATGATACCAAGGGGAATGCGGGCGGCTGCGGGGAGGTTGGACAGACCTTGTCGCCAGCGCCGTCCTTTTTCCCTTGGCAACAATAGGAATGAATATGAACGAAATAGAATTACTAAGATTACAAGATGAAGCGCTATCTTACCTTCGTGATAATATTACAAAGGATGAGGCGTATTATATCCTTACGACCGACAAGGATATGATAGAGATTCTTATAGCTAATAAGAAGGACGGGAGCAAACGTATCAAGATTCTTGATATGGAATATACTATCGAGAAGGATGATATGTTATTGTTATTCGATACAGATGGGATAATAGACGAATGTCTTTTGGTTGCCAGCTACATAGGGGTAAATATGTATTTTCGCAGGTAAGATGTCAACGCTATTTTGAATAACATCAATAGAGAGAAAGTTATGAAATATCCTTACATAGCTATTCAGTTAGATAATATACAGACTATAGAAAAGCGTAGGGTTATTTTTGAAATCACCGGGCATAGGATGAATGATAACAAAGAGAGAATAGATTTTATGTTTGTTTATTTTATGGCTAGAATATTATGAGAGCGAGGAGGACTGTGAAGGAAAGAGATATTGTGAAGATATTGGTATTCGGGTATGATAGGACGCTTATAAAATCCATTAAGGATTCCGGATTCAGAAGTATGTCGGATGTAATATCGTACGCCAATAATATGGCCGGTGATAAGCCCATTGATCATATTAGGGTATCGAATGAGGCCCGTGGATGGTGTGGATCATATACTAATTATGGTAAAATGATAGATTAGCTCGATAGGAGGATATGATATGAGAAGGATTATAAAAAAGAAAGACGATATCAAGGTATCTATATTTAACGGGTGTAGGTTGGCTCGTGTTTTCATTGATTCTGGGTATAGGAATATAGCTATGGTGATAGCCGATTGCAATAGAATAGCTAATGGTTGTTATCATATACATCATATTGAGGTGGTAAATATGGATAGGGAATGGTATGGCACATATACCGCTGATGGAAAGAAAATTAATTAATATAAATAACATCATGAATAATATCATAGAGAACAATGATGGGGTAAAAAGAAAGGTAAGGGTATATGATTTCGGCGAGAAGGTCGCTGATAGATATACTATTGTATGCGTAAGTGACAGGAATAAAGATTCAAGAGGAATCTTATTTTATCCGATGTTCACTTGTAACGAAAACCCGTCGCATCCGCAAGGAATAGGGATGTATGTAGGGGACTATTATCCTCATAAGGGAGGTATGTACAACTTAGGGAGAAGGGTGAAGGATATAATGTCTTTGCCTAAAGAAGTGATTAGATACATAAAATGGGTAACAACAACATGAATGAAATAGTTTACAACAATTACGATTTGGTTGCTTTCGAGCAGAATGGGGAAGTGGTAGTAGCCGTAACATTCTACAGGTATTACAAGAAGAAAGCTAAGGGAGAGGTTAATTATAGATGGAGAACCAGATGCCCGGAGTTGGTGGATAAGATCGTAAAACACCGTACCAAGGTATTTACCGGTCAACTTATCCAGTTGGCGAAAGCGTATGGGGAGAAAAAGGTTATAAAATATCAAAAGGAGGAGGAAGGAGTATGTCAAAATACGATAGAGACGCTATAGAGATATATATACTGGATCATATAGATACAGATAATTATGGTAAGCAGTTTAAATACGATAGGGAATATATGTCTTTTATGCTTAGTGTGTTCAAGAATGAGTATAAAGAACATATCAAAAGGGATGGAATTAAGAAGGCTTTTGAGGATTACATAATGAGCGTTCCGTCTATATTCAGGATTCATATAGCGGATTGTGATATTAGATATTTATTACGTTCATGGGGAGTGGAGTTTGATGAGGATGATGATGAGATATACATCTTATACAAGAAGATCATAAGAGAGGTCTTTTTTAAGATGTGTGAGGATATGAAAGTTTGTTAATGTTGAACCAAAACCTTGGCGGGGCGGAAGGATATATCATGATCGTACGTGTGCGGATATGATCCGGGGTCGGTTCCCGGCGCCTTGACACAACTTAATTAAATAGCATATGGACAATACTTTAAAAAGAGCGGCAGCGGAATTGAAAGAAGCCGGTTGCAGGGTTTTTGCGTGGCAGGATGATACTTATAATAGAAGCTGGAGTAAGGGTGATTATACAATGTTGTATTACGCCTTCCCTGATTCGCCTAACATCGGGTATCTGAGTCATGGGGAATATGGGATGAGCGTAGAATATAGTAGAGCTTATATACCGAGCCGTGGGAGTGGATCGGGGTGTTGTATCAAGGAGGAGGCTACGTTCGACCTTGCGACGGCGTTAGATGCGTTGAACGGGCCGTTACCTAGGTGGTGTAAGGCCTATGGGGTTTATCCAAAGCAGTACGATAATATTGATAAATGGTATAATAGAGATAATCATAACAAAAAATTATTTAAGGAGATTTGATATGGAGGTAAAAGATTGGGAAAATCTGGTTTTAAACACAGAGGTGGGATCACATTGTTTTGTTACGCTGATTGATAATAATGACATCAGTAGAGGTTACGCACAGATCAGACGCGCGGAACATTTCGGGTATAACATCTGCTTCACCCGGTTATATGGGAATAAGTTTTATTTCGAAAAAATAAAAGAAGGTCGTACACAACAATATATCAATAGGAGGAAATAATATGGTGATAGAGTTTGATTTTGAGATATACAAAAACGGAGATTACGATAAGGTATATCTCCGTAACGGGAAAGAGGCAAGAGTATTATGTGATAATGGGAAGGGAGATCGCCCTATAGTCGTGATGGTTGAGGATGATAACGCGGATGATTATATTATTCTGCGTTATAACGAAACTGGCAGGAGAAATATCAATAGTCAATCGAGTCTCGATCTTATGTTATCGGTAAAAGAACGGGAGCCAGAATTATGGGTTGTTGTTATATCTTACATGGATAACAAGGATAAGAGGCAAAAGATGGTCTTGCCTAATTTTTTCTCAAGGAATATAGGAGGAAATATATATCTTCAAGGAAGTTCTAAATCGAATGTATCATATTATGTTGGTAGGTTAGAAGAAGATGGGTGCTTCGATGAGCTGTGCGAGAAGATAAGGGTAAAAAGAGATCGTATTTATAACATGGAAATAATATCACTATCAGATGACAAGGCGACAGTTTAATCAGTTGATAAATGAGCTAGACGGCAAAAGCCCGTTTATCGTATTACATAGGGATGCCGTTGCGCCTAAATACGTGGGCGTGGAGGTGTCGAAGGATGGGATGGTATACAGATATGCGATAATAGGGATAAACGATGAGTATAAGGCTAAAAAAGCCCTTATTTCGAAAATATTAGGCATAGCTAGTTACCTAAATGGCAATAAGCCCTTAAAAAAGGGTTAATTAGATGTATTTATGGCCTGCGGCATCATATACGATATAATGCCATAAATGACGTTGTATAGAGGATATGTATGATAATATGATAGATAACGCATTCGTGTCTTGATATCATAATATTATGCCATTATATCCTCTTTTTGTATAAAAAAGATAACAAATGATACAAACATCTTGAATATGGATGAAATTAAGATAGGAGCTGAAATTGTATTTAATATAACCGGCAACCATAATATAGGATATGCCAAAGGGGAAAAGTATATCGGGACGGTGTTAAGCGAGGATCACCGATCACGTCTTTATGTACGGACAATAGGAATGCCTAGGGCTTGTATTGATGAGCGGGATGTAGAGTGGGTTATTGACCCAGATGGGGATTTTGATATGGATGAGGCGATCCCGAATCCTATGGCAAGGGAGTTGTATAAGTTGATGGGTAGGTACGTTTATACGTTCGGTAGGTTTCATGAAAGTATCAATGGCTATATCGTGTACGAGTGTATGATGATGGACAGGGATTTAAGATATAATGTTATGTATGCGTTGCATAATCATGGATTTGAGATACGGCATATTGATAGTTATTCTTGGTGGATGACCAATGAGAGGTTGATGTCCGAGGTGACATACACGGAGGGTGATATTCATATAATTGTTCATGAGTGCATGGAAGATTATGTGGATAATGTGAAATTCGGGGAGGAGTTTTATAAAAACAAGGGAACGTGATAAGATACTTACTCGTGATGGCGATGATAATATTGACACCGCCAAAGGGAAGCGGAGGCATGCCCCTCGCCCCAAGGCCTGCCGTGGTCGAGGCACGGGTATGGGACAAGCTGGCGGACGCCTTGTCTTTCGTGGAGTCAAGGGATGACGATCGTGCGTATAACGCCTCCTCCGGGGCTTTAGGGAGGTGGCAGATGAAAAAGGTGTATGTAGATGAGGTTAATAGGATATTGCGCCTTAAACGGAAGAAAAAGCGGTATAGATATGATGATCGAACAAATCCTTCCAAGGCTAGGGAAATGTTCGAGATATATCAATCTCATCATAATCCTAAAAAGGATATAGATCGGGCTATAAGATTGCATAGGGGACTACATTCCCCTAAATATGTCAAGGAGGTTAAAAACAAATTGAGAGAATAAAAATATAGGAGGATTAACATGGACGAGGATAAAGTGATACGACCGATGGATTTTGTTCGGCTTACAAATATTGACGAATCAAATGTGATTAAGGACACTAAAAACCATATAGGGCTGGTCAAGGAGGTCAGTCGGGACGGGAGAATGAGTATAATATGGATAGGTGAAACTTACAGTCAGTTGGCGTGGTTCAAATCGAGCGAGTTGGAGGTGGTGGATAACCTTGTGAGCATCCTGACATGCGGGCTGGCTAACTTTCGCGGAGACGGAAAAGAGAGCGCGGATAAATTTTATCCAATGAATTTATGTTATATAAAAAGGGGGTGATATATGAAATGGGTGATAATAAAAGGAGTTAGATATCCTAGTTCCGTGATATCAGCATTTGCGGCATATAATATGGATAACCCCTTCTTGAAGGTCAGGATAAGAAACAAGTATCATATAGTGCCTTTTGATGATGTTAATAAGATGGCTAGTCAGATGGTATATTTAATGGACAACTATCCTGATTTCGTTCAGATAGGGAGATGGTGGATATCCAAGAAGGCGGTGATGTCTTGGGTTCCCAAGGGGCAGGCCGTGGACGGATCGGGCTGGGGTATATCCTTCACCCTGTCCTTTGGTTTGGATAATGGGACTCAAATTAAGTTTGATAAAGAAGATGAGTACTTAAATGAGATAGATAGGCTAAACGAGTTGTTTAATGTAATATTATGATATGAAAAGCAAGAAAGATTATATAAGCATGCTTAACGCTCTTGGTAGTTCTTTGTCTAGGGAAGAATGGATGATAGGAGGCAAAGATAGATATACAGGTAGGGATAATTATGGAGTTATGTTGAAAAGATATGATCCTATAGCTTTTGAGGTAGGATATAGAGAATGGAAGAAACAATGAGTAATACTTAAATCGGGATTGTGGCGGTTCGTGAGAATAGCTACAATCATATCTCTAAACGTGAACATAAGGAGGTACGTATGTCATTCGATTGACATTAGGGATCTAGTTATATTAAAAGAGGAGGAATTATGAAAGAGATTGTATTAAAACTGTATGAATTTGATGAGCTGTCAAAAGATTCACAAGAAAAGATCATAGAGCGTGAGCGCTGGAATGTAATGGAGCAATGTATGGATGCTTATAGCGTAGACTATAAAAAGTCAATGAAAGCCTTTGAGGATATGACAGATACTGAGGTTTATGATTGGGAAGTTGGATACGAGAGATATGATTTTAGTTATGAGTTTAAATACAAAGATCCTATTTATGAACGTCCTACAGATTATCGTCGTGATATATTCCCTGAGAATCTATGCGGTAAATTATTGTTCAGGTATATCAATAACAACATTATGCCACATATCACGAAAGGTAAATATTATTCTATAGGCAAATATATAGATGGGAAATATAATTACAAGTGCAGACGCAGTCGGGTAATATTGGGATACGAAGACAATTGTCCATTAACAGGGATGTGTTATGATTATTATCTTCTTAAACCAATAATTGATTATTACGATACTTGGTGTACTTACCCGGAGAATTTCTCTTTAGAGGATTTAATAGAAAAATGTTATAATAATTTTTTCAAGGCTTGGCATGAGGAATATGAACATTGGGCTGACGATGAAGATGCGATACGTGAGGAGCTTCATCATAACCAGTATGAGGGTCAGCTTTATTATGAGAATAGGGATGTGTATGTTGGTCTATTAAATGAAATAGTATGAAAAAACAAGAAGAATATGCCCGTGAGATTGACGAGATTGTTCGCCGTGATGTAGAGAGTTGCCAGATTGACTGGTTTGGGATTGATAAGGAAATATTCATGCTTCCGGAAAACAAGAACAAGACATTTATTCTAGGGACACGAAAGACAGGATGTGATTTGTTGATACTGGGAGGCACTAATTGTGATGAAAGTTATTTGGATGGAGTTTTTGGGTGTCTTGGTAATGAGAAATTCTATGTTTGCCAGCCAATATCTCTTTATGAGACAACACGAAATATCCAAGAAAGACCTGCCTTGTACGCTTTTAAAATAGCGACCGAGTATTTCAGGGCGCATGGAATGGTTCCCGTATTTGAAAATTCACATTGTAAATTGATGAGATTATGAATATAGAGGTAATAAGATACAGGCTCCCAGTTTATTGGGTTGGAGCCTTGATAAATGATGATTGGACGGGGTTATCTGACGAGGAAGCGCAAGAAGTTGATGACTTTGTAAAACATGCAGATGGTTATCCGGTTAATGTGGATTGGGGAACAGAAGATTTTTATTCGTATAATGACGCAAACGCTATTGGCGGAACTTGTGTCGATGTTATTTTTCACAAGTATAATGATTAAAATATAATGATATGGAAACAACAGATAGATTAATTGTAAAGGGAGTGGTTTTTTTTACAGAGGGTGAGAATAAATATAAAATGGTAACTACCGTTTCTTTGGATGATGAGTGTAGAAATAATATATACAGATGGGGTATATATGCTGATATTTATTGGAGAGGTAAGAATGGAATATACAAAAAGTATGCGACAGGCGCCTGTTATGATGAAATCGAAAAGTATTGTCCAGAATTAAAGAAATTCATATTATTACATAATTGTGATCATTATGGTGCTCCTCTGTATCCAGTGGAAAATGGTATGTATTATGTGAAAAACAGGGATAAATCTGAAGCGATTGAATATTTGCGTATATCAGATAAGGAATATTTTAAATTATCTGAGGTAGTAGATGATAAATTGTATTTCAAATATTTACTTTTCGCCTTGGGGATTGTAGATAGATGGAGACATGAATCAAATGAGCTTCTTGTTGAACTTGAAAACCTGTGTGGAAAGAAATGGGTTAATCCATATAAGCCGGAAGAAGAAAGGGTTATCCTGACACTAACAGACGAGGAACGATCTCTTATTGAAGAGCGTATTGAAGCCGGGTATTATTCCACAGAAAATATCGAAAAACGTAAGGAAGAGGCACATCAAGCCGCTATCGCTAAAGAGAGAGCCAATATTTGTAAGAGGTTCGATGAAAAGATTTTAGAAGCAGAAACCGAAAAGAAAATACATCTGTATATTTTAGATCATGGACTTCCTATAGACAATACGATCTTTTATTCCCATAAAAATACCGTAGTATTTAACTGGAGGGACTATGGCGATAAAATAACACAAGAAGAATTTGTGAATTTTGTCAACAATATTGATTATTCACAGCTTCCTGAAGGTATCAAGTTTGAAATAAAATAAGAAGATAATTATGGAAAAATTAAATTTTGAAACTCTACTAAGTATTGTAATGTGGGACTATAACCGTGACCCACTTACAGGGGAATCTCCCAGTCTTGATATATTTTGTAAGAAGTATGGAGAAGTTATGGGTGAGCATTACTATAAAAAATTCATCTTTGAGTTTGATGGAAGTATTCTGAAAATGATAGGATACTTCCGTGGCGAAAACAAAGAAGGTCAAATCTTTTGTGATATGATAACGGATTGTATTGAAAAATACGAACAAAGGATCATGCAAAAAGGGAAAGTAGTAAGTAATATATAATTACATAATTCTAAAATAAGCTGGTGGACAATCGTTCTTCCAGCTTTCTTTTTATCTGGAGTGATAGTTGTGAATTTTCCATAAAAGATGGGCAGCTATTCACTCCTTGATGTCTTCAATAACACTATTCGATAATAAAAACTTAATTGATATGAATAATTCAATGGTCGCTCATTTGTGGGCAAACGAAAAGAAAGAATCCGCAAGAGGTAATAAGTTTTTCTTTGAAGGTAAAAGTATTTACTCTTATGGTTATCACTTTGAGATTGGAAGAATCGTAAGGAATAAGCGTGGGGAAAAGGCGTATTTGGTTAACGATGAGCATTGTTCTATTTTTACTTCTATATATCTAAGATGTATTTATAATGCGATACCAACTGGATCAAAGGTATTTCCTGTTGGATATAACATGTTTGATGACGGCAGCATGGCTTTTATCACCAGTCAATTGGAGTTTATCAAAAAAGATATTGAAAAATATAAGAAGGTCAAAACGAGTCTATCTTATAGGAATGTTTGGAGAGTCTTTAGAAATATGATGGATTATATTGAGTTCTTTAATATGGGGACTCCCAAGAGCCTTCTTAAAAAGAGCGCAAATGATTGGCTCGGAACTAAGCATGAATTATCATTGAAGCCTGATAAAGAAAAATGCGAATATGTCCGTAAATTGAAACATGTGTTTGAGGTATTGCTAAATCATCAAGCGTTAGAGACTTTAGGCACGACCAATGTAATAGTAGATGAGATTTGTGGCGAAGGAACATGGGCTGAGTATGTGGCCAGATGTCAGAGATGGAAAGACAGTCAGACGAAAAAAGAGGCTTTAATTCTTGAAAAAAGAAGAAAAGAAAAAGAGAATCGCAAGAAAAAATTTGAAGAACATATTGAGATGTGGAAGTCTGGTAAGATTCCAGAATTATATCTACATTATTATTTAGAGGATGACCAGTCTAACGTATGGCTTCGCGTTAAGAATGGTATAATTGAGACCAGCAAGAATATCAAGATAGAACGAATCGAAGCTGAGAGACTTTGGAAATTGATAAAATTCTTCCATAATGGCGGTAAATTCCAACACGATATGGCATTGGATACAACCGGTCACAAATGGAAGATCAATAGCTATAAGAACGACCTATTGGTTGCTGGATGTCACAGGATTGCGTATAATGAAATGGAAAGTATTGCAAAACAGTTAGGATGGGATTAAGTGGCTCTTGTTTCATATTTGAGAACTACAAGTATCTTATAGGAAATATTTAAAATTCATAAATAAAAAAGATATCAATGAAACAAATTCAATTTATTCGGAAATGTAAATGTGGTGCGATCACTATCAGATTTAGCGATGGTGCTTCCAATAGCATGTTTCAGGAAACGTTTGAAGGATTGGATTTAGACACCAGCGGAGCCGTATGGCTACCTGAATCTTATTGCTGCGACCACTGCATCAACCACTGGGGGATAGATCTGTGCAAGTGCGGATCGGGGCAGAGGGCGGGAGAGTGTGAATGTGGTTCTCAAAATGCGCATGACACTTTTGGAGTTAAGTTTGATTCATTTGGTGCAATATTAAAAGCTTTTGGTTAATATGGAAAGATATGAGTTTATGGGTTATTTGGTATCTGAAAATACAAAAATAGCCGCTATTTATTGGGATTGGTATTATATGGAACGTGTTTATGAAATTATTGTGTAATGAAAGCAGTTAGTATATATTCAGCCTTACTTGGACAAAAGAAGCTTAAAGAACAATTTGTGGAAGATTTGCGAAATCTGCTGCATAGAGATAATAAACTGTGTATGATTCCCGGTAAACTTAGTTTTGTTAAGTATTCAGAATTGAGAACATGGTCGATCCGTCAGATCGCTAAGAAAGGAGAATTGTCCGAAGAAGATCAGGCGTTAATTGACAAAGTGAATCACATGCTATTAACATTAAATACGGATTTCGAGTCTGTTATTAGAATGTTGTATAGTTTCCGAAGAGGGGTGAAAGCAGGGATAAGAGTATATGACTATAGCAAAAATTACGAATGGACAAATAAAGATGGTAACGAAAAGCTATCTACCCATAATTTGCCAAAAGCCCATTTTAGATGGAACTGGCGGCGATATACACTTTCCGAAGAGTCCGTGAAAAGAATAACTGAATTTGTGGATAATATTTTAAAATCATAACCTTATGAATAAAGAACTACAAGAAATAGAACAAGAATTGTTCGCTATCAATAAAGAGAAGCGAGCTATAGAGCAAAAGTTGATTGCTATTATTATGGTTGCCATATCAGAAACGATCAAAGAATGTCCAGTAAAGAGATTAGGATCTGGATGTTTTGTTATACGTTGCTCTGATCTAATTGGGAATATATGGAATCCAGAATTCTACGATTGGGAATATGGAGCTAAAATTTTGTTTGAAAAACTCAATAATGTCCCTACTAATAATTGGAAACAATATCTGGTGGGTTTATTGGGAGGAAATTTTAAATTGAGAGATCCTGTATATTTTGTAAAACGTATCAAGGATGGGAGTTTATATAAAATACCTATAAGTAGAAAATTTATAATGAAAATCATTGAAAAGTTATGAGTAATTTCAATAAAGAATATATAGAACATTGCGAAAGAAAGATACAAGATATTTTAAACGATGAAAGAGAATATAGTGATTGGACTCAGATCTGTTTCTCTATGAAAGATGCGATTCATGCAGCAATTGAAGTGTGGGGAATATCTAATGAAGATGAAATACATAAAATGGGTTGTTTCATTAGAGAGATGGTTTTCAAGGAGATACTTAATATACGGGAATTTGATATAAATTTTAAAAAAAAAAGAATCATGACCCGGAATAAGGAATTGATCGTACCTAGAGGTATGGAGGCATCCAAAATGTCATGGATGGCGTTGCCGGTGGAGCCGGCGTGTATGGGTAAGAAGGGCGGGGGAAGCGAGGCATCCGCCCATGTTCGTTGGATTGGCTGGACAAATAAAATAACATATAAACACGTAAGAAGATATGAATATTAAAGAAGGAGACCTCATACCGGCTTATATGAGTCATGAACTTGGAGAGATACTACCAAGTATGATAAATATCAGTAAATCAAAAATATGGGATGACTGGTTGCAATTGACACAATATTTCCCGAATAAGGATATCGAATACTACGAAGCTGCCTATGTTCGTTACAATGCCTACGATTCGCCAACAGAAGTATATAGCGGATTTGGGGAAACAGAGGTGGAGTCAAGGGCGATGCTTCTCTTTGATTTGTTGGAAAAGAAGATATTGACACCTGATGGTTTGAATTTAAAGGAAGTGGATAGGAGAAAGGAATATGAGAACGAATTTGAATAGTACAAGTATGAGAAACACATGTCCAGAATTCCCGCTTTTCGGTGCGAATTATCCAGACGCGACTTGCATAGATGGCATATTGTATGATCTGGATAATGTAGGTGATGATGGTGTTCTAATCAAGCCATTGGAAGAGATCCCATGCCCATTCTGCAGAACAGAGGAGTTTATCAGATACGATCCATTCAATAAAGAGTATAGCATGGATAGTGAAGAGGATATAAGAGATTGGTATATGAGCTATATTAATGAAATGAGAAATAAGTATGGGGGGGGGGAAATAAGAAGAAACAAACACCATGCCGGAACTTGAAAGATTGGCATGCGAACAAATGAAGGGATAAACAATGAATGACAAATTTGTAGACATGCCGAAATGCATGGCGGACAAATACGAAACCGCCGACTTTATTGCCAGCGATCCCGTCCAGTTCCCAAGGCGGTATTCCGGGCGGGACGCGGAGGTCAGTGGGTTCATTACTTCGTGGCTCTCGTTCGGGAATCGAAAGGCGATCATCGGGGCGGCGGAGATGAGGAAATGTCTTGATAAGATATTTGATTTGGCGATTGATGAAAGGCTTAAATAATTAAACACAAAATCATATAAGATGATAACTTCTATAAGGATAGACGATAACAAGAGGACTCCATTTAAATATACCTCAAAGATAAAAGCGTTAAAAAATGGCTCTGAGTTTATATTCAAACCCGGCGTGAATGTGATTGTAGGCAAGAACGGGAGCGGGAAATCAACCCTCCTGAATATGATATCGAAGTACATGTTGTGCGAGAAAAAGATGTGTTCTGAATTACCGTCAGAAGCATTGTATTTCCCGGATATATTTGATGATGACAAGGTGCTTGACGGGATCAGTATTAAGTCGGATTATATTGGGAAAGTCTTCTATCTCCTACAGCAAACTGAAATGAGAAAGGATGATATATTGGATAATATCAATAATTTAAGTTTGTATATGAATGGAACATCTAGATCCTCTGGGGAGAAGAACCTTCATGCCATGAACTCGCTTTTTGATTTTGTGTTTAACCAAGATGAGTATGCGTTTCCGATACAGAAGCTTATGGAATTTAAGAAAAAGTCAAATGAGTTCTGGGCAAACAGGATCGACAATCTTTTAAAATACTACAAAGACAATCATGTGGTATTAATGGAGAAGGATTTTGAGTATACAATCCTTATGGATGAGCCGGACAGGAATTTAGATATTGACAATATCATGGATCTGTACAAGGTATTGTCATTTCATAAACCGCAAACACAAATTATAGCCGTAATTCATAACCCGGCTTTGATTTACAAGTTGAGCAAGCTGGATTGCGTGAACTTTATTGAGATGACAAGAGGGTATTTGAATAAAGTCGTTGATTTCATGAATAAATAAGGTGATTATATAAAGGATTTATAATTTATTAAAAGATAATGATATGAAAATACAAGTAGAATTAAATTTGGAAGATGTATTCGAGGAAGCTATGTACAACGAAGCGACGTTGAAAGAGGAGTTTACCAGCTCGGTCAGGTTAGCCGTAGTACGTGAGCTTAAAGAAAAGTTCAAAAATGAGTTAATGAGGGAAATATCCAATCCGATATCAGAGAAGATTGAGGATATAGCGAGAGAATCAATGAACGATCTTGTCGAGAACGCCAGCAAGAAGAAATACAAATTCAGGATAGATTATATGGAAGAGGAACTGACAGTAGATGAGCTTATAAGAGGTAGGATCAAGAAGATCGTAGACAACAACATTGAGACGATGATAAGCTCAAGAGCAAAATCTTTTGTCGATGAGTTAAGGAAAAGGTATGATATGGCGTTCGCTGCCTTTGTCGTAGATAACATGAGAAAGCAAAATATGTTGAAGGAAGATAAGATAGCTGAGCTGTTAAAGGACAACCCAAATGAGAAATAGGGAAGATGCCAAAGGAAGACGGAGATCGGTGCTCATGACACCGCCCGTACCGGAGAAGGTCAGGGTATTATCCCCGGCATGGTATAGGGCGGCAGTGGAGTTTCAAGGTAGGCCGGAGCAGGAGCGACTAGCTTTTTGCTCGTGGTGCTGTTGTCATGGAGGGTGTAATTTGTGCGCAGATATAAGCAAATACAATATAAAAGGACTTAAGATATATGGAGGATAGTAATATGGAGATGGAGGAACTTAAAAATAAGTATGGTTTTTCCGATGGGTTGATGGAGAAAATAAAACACTCCATTGAGGTGCTAAGAAAAGGGGAAGAGTTTGCCCTAAGATTTTATGACAAGGGATATTATCTAGCTTTCAGCGGAGGTAAGGATAGTCAAGCTCTTTACCATATAACTAAATTAGCCGGCGTTAAATTCGAGGCTCATATGAATATGACTACAGTGGATCCGGCGAACGTAGTGTCTTTCGTAAAGAACAATTACCCGGATGTAATAAGGCATATTCCGGATATCAATTTCTATCAACTTATAAGAAAAAAGAAATGTCTTCCTTCGAGAACGCAAAGATATTGCTGCGAAGTCCTCAAGGAGAGAGGAGGCGGAGGTACGGTGACTTTAGTAGGGATAAGGGCGGAGGAATCCAGGACAAGATCTAAAAGGAATGAGATCGGAACCAGTAAAAGAAAGTATGATATATCATTCGATCAGTTTGATGAGCATAAGGAAAAGATGGTCTCTTGTGTTGGTGGAAAGGATAAGGTGCTAATATCACCAATATTAGCATGGACGGACAAGGATGTATGGGAGTTCTTGAATAAGATGAATATCAAGCATTGCGACTTATATGATAAAGGGATGAAAAGAATAGGATGTATATTATGTCCAATGTCAAATATCGGAGAGATGATGAAATATCCGTTCAATTATCCTCATCAGACAAAGAAGTTTCTAAATGAGATAGAGATACTTGTAAAAAATGGTCACTATCGAGAGTTGGGAAAGAATCCAAATATAGTATTAGCGTGGTATTTATCAAAGAGAACAGTGGATGATTTTAAGAGGTTGGTGGGGAAAATACAATCCGGAAAATTCAGGCCTAATAAAAAGAATAAAGAGCTATGGGATAAATTCATAGATTATTTTGATTTAAAAAACGTAAGCATATGGGAAAGATAATAGGAGCGAAAGTAAGAACTCTTTGTCCCTTGAAGAGCAAAGGAGGTACAGTCATAGAAAAAGGGGAGATATGTACTATAACCAAGAGTTATAAAGGATATGGTATTCGTACCGATGATTATCGGGAGATAACCAGGGTGGATAAATGTTGTGTTGAGTTTATCAAGGGGCAAAATATGGTTGATAAAACAAAAGAAGCATATTAACTATTAATAATATTTATTTAATTTAATTCAAAAACAAAATGTCTACTTTTGTAGACACATAAAAATTACACATATGAAAAAGAGTGAATTTGTAAAGGAGTTAGAGAAGATCATCGATATGGTTAAGGCCGAGGATGATGGTTTAGAGTATGGTGGTAAAGTTGTCTTCTATAAAGAAGATGATGATAACTATGAAATCTGGGTAAAGAACATCGAGATGGATCTGAGGGTAGAGGCCAATGCTATGGCTAGTATGAATGATAAGACTTTCGCTTGTCTTATGAGTGAGGTCTATAAACAAAAGTTTACAAAGGCTATAACGATGTCGGAGGATGAGGATGATGAAGACAATTGATAAGATGACCGATCAGGAGATCTATGATCTTACTGATGAGCAGGTAGAGAAATTGATCGTAACAAGATGTGCGGAGGAAGGTGTCAGGTTTATAGATGAGCCTCCAGTCATGAAGACGTATGGCTATAAATCTATTTCTCCATCTCATTTCTTCTACTATTTGGAGGGCTTGAATATAGCCGTTCTTGATCAGAATGATGCTATTAAGATAGCTAAGTTATTAAGTGAATTTGATCTATACAGGACTAGATATGATTTCACCATATCCAATGAGGAGCTATGCAGTAGATTGGATATAATCAATATCAAGCATGTTCCGATGTTTGACACGAAAGATAAGGAAGCTTATAAGTCTGTCAAGGATAAGAACAACGAGATCGAGGAGGAGTATAAAGATCAGGTAAACGAATACAAAGAGAATGTAAAAAAGATGGGTGAAATCCGTGCCGAGATATGGGCAAAAGTAATTGATGTAAGGCGCAAGATTGATCACATAAATCATCTTAAAGTTCTTTTCGTAAAGGAATATCTTCCGTTGGTGGATCACGACACGGACAAGGCTATGATATTTTTCAAGAAGGCTTATGATGTGGATGATGATACGGAGAGATATATTCGTGAAGGAATAAAAGATTATCCTTTGTTTAATAATAATATAGATTAAAATGCACAATTGGTTTAAATGTACGGTTTCTTACGAGACCGATGCCGAGAACGGCATGAAGAAGAAGGTAAAGGAAGAGTATTTAGTAGATGCCTTTTCTTATACCGAATGTGAGGCTAGAATCATAGAGGAAATGAGACCATTCATATCCGGTGAGTTTAGCGTTGATATCAAACGATTCAGGATAGCGGAATTGTTTGCCATGGATGGAGACCGGTTCTATAAGGTCACGGCTGATTATATTACGGTAGACGAGAAATCGGGTGATGAGAAACGCAAGGCGTTTAACTACATCGTTCGGGCCAATGGCCTTGATCATGCCAAGAAGAACTTCGAGGAGGGCATGAAAGGGACTATATCAGACTTCGTGGTAACCTGTATTAAGGAGGAGAAGAAGTTGATGGATTTCTATGAGTTTGACGGTAAGATCAGGAACCCGGAGAAGCATGAGGATAGTAAGCAACAAGGCTAGCTACGAAACCATGTCATCCGTCGCCGAGAAGTTGATGGAGATAAGTAAGATGGAGGGTACGATTTATCGTATCCTCACATTATCTAATAAGACTTATCTGGCTTCCAAGTTAGGGTATAGTAGGTCCGGATTCTATAAAAAAATACAGAACAGGAATTTTAATATCCGAGAGCTGGCTAAGATATTCGATACGATCATCAACTTCAAAGATCAAGATTGGACTGAGGGTAAGATTAATAGGCTTAAAAGATATAGGGCTATGAGCCTTATGGAGTTCAATAAAAGTTATAAAAAGAAAAAGGCATGAGAGGTAGGATGTTGCCGTGTGAGAGATGCGGGAGGATGGTAGCCATAAGGAGCAAGGGGTTATGTCCAGCATGCAGAGCCAAGGAACTACCGCCAAAGGGGAGGACGGCGATACGGGCGAAGGCCAAGCCCCGGGGTAGGAACCTAGCCGTGTTCTTTGGCGCCCACGTAGCTAAGTTAAGTATGATAAGAAGATCTGCTACCGGCGCATATATACCATGTCCTGGGGTAAGCAACATATGCCACTTATACCCTAAACGGAAATATAAATCGGTCGCCGAGGATAACGATAACATTATTTACTTGACGGCTGATGAGCATACAAGATTCGATTATCTATTAGATACGATGGATTTCAGCCGGCTCTTGGATGAGTTTGGTAACGTATGGCTGTTGGCAGCCAGAAGGATGAGGGATCTCACACCTAGAGTCGAGGAGGATGGTAAATTAAAAACCAGATTATTATCATGGATAGAAGAAAACAAAAATTACTTTTAGCTCTTGGATACGAGGCTATAAGTGATACGATATATAAGAAAGGAATGGATATGGAAGTCATAAGCGATCAAGAATCGTTTGATGATATGAGAGTTCGTTTATCCAAAAAACATCATGTGGTTATCACGGATGATGGTGTTGTAATAGAGTTTGTTCATAATAAGTCAATGGACGAGAATGCGCCATCATATTATTGGCGATCATCATTACCAATATTAAGATCATATCACACAGATCCTAAATTTACCGCTTTCTTTGGCATATTAGATGTTTTGTCAACGATCCCAAAGAAAGATATGGGTGAGGAGGAAAAGTCTGTTGAAGAGCCTAAAAAAGAGCCTAAAGAGGAAATGGAAGTTGAGTATGATCTGGAGACCGAACAGCAGTATTATGCCGCTGAATGGATAAAGGATATCCCGACGCCGGTGTTATATAGAATGACTGTTGCCGGCAAGCGCGTGTATTATGAGATGGATGTTGATGGGTATCCTATCATATACGATGGAGCCACTAACAATATCGCCAATGGGTATTGTGATACGTCCGGAGCCTTGGAGAAATGGAAGAATGAGATGAGACTCAAGGGCAAGGACCCTGATGAGTACGCTAACTATAGGGCTGACTTAGGTACTATCATGCATTATCTATTTGGGTTGTATCTGACCGGGGTTAACATAAAGCTGATCCCGACATGGATCAGGAAGGTGGTCAAGGAAGCCAAGCTAAGAATAGACAAGTATAGGATGGAGCGGATATTAGTGGATAACATTGATGAGCTAATAGAGGATCTAATATCATTTGCCATATTCTGCAAGGAAAGACATGTAAAACCTGTATTGATCGAGAAGATGTTGAGGTCAAGCAGGTTAAAGGTAGCTTCTTCGGTGGACGCAGTGGTGGAAATGGACAGCGAGCCGGAGATGGTGGAGATAGAGGTCGAGACAGGAGAGTTCTATAAGACGGGAGTCAAGAAAGGTCAGCCTAAGACGGAGAAAAAGAAGATAAAGAGATGCAGGAGGATATTCGCTATATTGGACTTCAAATCAAACAGGAAAGGCAATTTCTATGACGAGTACGCTTTCCAGCTTGAGCTATATAGAAGAATGATACTGGAGAACTACGGAAAGATATTGGAGATAGAGGAGATATATAACTTCGCTCCGGGTGATCCTACCGCTAAGACAAGTCAATATAAGTTGAAGAGACAAACCGATAATCCTATACTTAATATGGCTACGGTTGTATATCTTCAAGGTAAGTATAAGTTTGAGAAAACCAATTATACGGTTACGTCAAGGATCGGATCTTTAGATATAGAGGGTGATTTTGAGTTGAATGGTTTGATAAGAAAAGAGTCGCTGAGAGATTATATATATAGAGTGATGAGTGAGAGGAGAGGATAATGGAATTCAGGGAGTTTGACAAGAGCGTACATCGGTATGAGTTGGATCATAGCAAGCCAAGGAGGAAGATGACGTGCCCGCAATGCGGCAAGGATAAGTGTTTTACGCCGTACGTGGACGTAACCACCGGTCAGATCGTTGGAGAGCAGTTTGGGGTGTGTGATCATAAAAATAAATGTGGTTACTTTAAATATCCAACAGGGAGCGAACTTGGGAACAATGATCTTTTTACCGATTCAAACAAAGTATTAAGGAGGTACAGACCTCCCGTGGATCCGGATATAGCCAACTGCATTCCGGTAAGCAAGATGTTTGAGACGCTTAATCCTTTCGAGACATCTGATCTTCAGGATTATCTATCCAATATATTCGGATCATATCATACCAATAGAGCGTTCAGCTTATATAAGATCGGGATGATGAGATTCGGGGATTGGGGTAAATGCTGCGTATTCTGGCAACTTGATAAAAGTTGGGTGATAAGGACCGGGAAGATAATGGATTACGGACCAGATGGTAAGAGGGTAAAGGTTCCCATGGATCATGTATGCTGGGTTCACATCCTCGACGGTCAAGATTATTTATTAAGGCAGTGCCTGTTCGGTGAGTTTCTTATCAACTTCTATCCTAAGGAAGCCCCGGTATATATAGTTGAGTCGGAGAAGACGGCGGTCATCTGTAATATCGTATATCCAGATAGGCTTTTCATGGCATGCGGAGGTATCCATATGTTGAAAAGGGAGATGATAGAGGCATTGGGACGTAGGAGAATAGTCCTATATCCTGACAAAGGATCGGCGTTTAACGAGTGGAAGAAGAAGGTGGATAGGGATATGAGGGGGATGAATATCGAGATAAGTGATTTTCTTGAATCAAAGCCCAATATAAATGAGGGAATGGATATAGCTGATTATTTTATCATTAAACAAAACAATAATAACAATGGCAAAAGTAGTTGATAATTACAAGGGATTCAAGGTGCTTGAAATAACAAGACAGGAGATGATGGATAAGTTTACCAGATATGGGTGCTTAGGTATTTGCGATATGTGTAACAGACCTACGTCCGTGGGCTATTACGTGGCGGTAATCAATCAATGGATGTGCAAGGACTGTTACGATGATTTTATTAAATCAATTAACAGGTATGAGGAGGATATGGAAATAGAAAGCAGGAATTTCAATAGATATTGCAGCTTATTTAATGTTGAAATAAAGGAAACAGAATGAAAGAACTGTCTTTAGCTCAAAAAGCTATGTTAAACGGATCCGTATGCCCGTACTGCAAGATCCCATCCACTATGATAAATACGGTAGAGGGGAAGCAAGTTGGGTGCGAGAAGTGTGGGGCTTGGATGAGATCCGATCCTTTCGGGAAGCCGATGGGGAGGCTGGCTAAGCCGGATCTTCTTAGGAGTATGGATATGGTAATGACTGAGATTAATATATTTGCGTATAGGACAAAACGGGATGTGCAGGATATTCACAAAAGCCTATCTGGTGAATTGGATATACCAATAGAACATGTATCCCCATATAAGATGTCTTTGCCATCACTACTTAATACCATGAGATATATTGAAAAGTATGGCGATAATCATATACGGATATATGATAGAACCATGGTAAAGAAGGCTTGCCCTAGGCACGGAGCGGTGGCGATCGGGAGCAACGCCTGCCACGGATGTCCGGAGTTTCTGTTCCATGTGGTAAACGGCACGACCGATACGGTGGTGTGTGATATGGATATGAGTTATGGAGATTGTATAAAGGAAAATAAATAAATTTGATAGATAATATTAATTGTATAAAAGATGAAAGTAATTTTTATTCATAAGCCAACAGGATTTTATGTAGGAGGATCAGTATTTAACAAGACATGTGGTTTTTACAAATGTAGGGATAAGATGATAGAAAAAGGCATAAGCGAGGATAAGGCTAATATGCTGATTGATATAATAGGTCCACACATATGTGTGTGGGAGATAAAGGATGGAGACGATCCTTATGAGAGCATGAGAGATAGACTCGGGGATAAAGCCTCGTATCTGGATGGAGAGGATATTATCGTAGAGAATTATGATTATGATGAGGAGGACGAAGAGGATGGGGAAATCGACTGAATATTATAGGACACATCCGGAAGCCAGAAAGAAGAAGGCTGAGACGGACAAGAAGATTAATGCTCGTCCTGAACAGAAAGCCAAGAGACGGGAGTTGGGTCGTAAGAATTACAAGACCGATAAGCTGAAGGGTAAGGCTTATCGGAAGGGGAAGGATCTATGCCATACGGCTAAGGGATTAAGATATAAATCAAGATCAGCTAACAGAGGATCTAAATCCGATACGGCTGGCGATAGAAACGCACGAGGATGAACGATAATAGGATATGGAAGACGTCCAAAGAAATTATCATGGACGCCTATGAGAGGATAATGAAATATCAGTCGGGAGAACTTCTCCCGGCTCGTACTGGATACCCTTATCTAGACAAAGCTTTGCTGGGGGGATTTTACCCTCAACATGCGATAGCCATAGGAGCTAGACCAGGGGTTGGAAAATCCTATTTGGCGCAAAAGATCATGAACAATGTGATGAATGTCAACATCAATCCACAAGCAGATGATTATGTATGGTTAAGATGTGAGTTCGAGATGAATCCGGAAGACTTGGTATTACGTTCACTATCAAAAAAAATGAACAAAGACATAGAAGATATCCTCCTTCGTAAAATGAATGAAGAGGAGATGCTAGAAATGCAAAAATGTCTTAAACAAGAAAATTCAAACAGAATAACGTATATACCCATACCTACAACAGTTGATGAGCTTAAAGATTTTCTATGGAATGTATATATGCCGGCGAATAAGGATAAGAAAATTGTATTTGTATCCATAGACCATACAGCTCTTATACAAGGTTCGGGTGATGCCAAGAGGAATATAGATAGTTTGATGAATATGTGTAATATAGCCAAAAGAACGTTCCCAAACATCTTCTTCCTTATCGTATCGCAACTCAATCGAGAGATAGAAGGCAGGCGTGATCCGAAGGATCATATGCCAAGGCAGTCTGATTTCTATCAGTCTGACTCATTGGGGCAGCTATGTACGGCTATGGTAGTGTTGAATATCCCAAGGAGATACGGGTACTCCTCATACATGCAATTTCCGCAAGGATGGTATCCTAATCTGGAACGTTTCAAGAGCGAGTCAAGACGATCCTTCCGTGTGGATGGATTATTGTTCCATCATATCGTAAAGGTCCGTCAAAGATCATTGGAGGAGATTGACGCTATACATGTAGATATCATGAAAGGATATGAGCGATATTATCCTGATGGAGGGGTGGTGCGCCAAGAAAGACCGGGAGGCTCGGATGCCCCTGTGGGTAGCGGCAAGCCGGACACGACCGTGGTGACGCTGCCGCCCCCACCTCCATGTGTTCCATTGGAGCAACAATATATACCGCCCAGTGATGATTTCAATGTAGTACATGACGAAACACCTTATTGACATGAGATTGAGACATAATTACTTGCTTGTAGTGATAAAGGTGCTGGAAATGTTCTTGAAGACCGTATTGTCGGTTGAGGATAAGATGGGGATAAAGGAAATTATATCCTCGTTAAAGGAAATGGCTAAATACAGCATCAGATATATCATAAACCGGGAACGGGAAAAGGAGATCATGAGTATCTGTGATGAGATATCCAATAAAGTACAGGAGTATAAAAGGATAAATGACAACTCAATGATATTGGAATTGGAGAACCTAAAAAGGGAAGTTGTGGCGGTGGAGGATCTTCTTAGCTCATACAAGGGGGTTCTTGACGCCGAACTGGTGATAGCCGAGGATGATATCAGAATCATACGGGACAAGATCGCTATAAGCCTGAGGGAGGACGGAACATGTAAGAGCATGACTGATGCTGACAAAAGGGCTAGGGTGGACGTAAGATACGAGAGGGCGTTAGAGGATTATCGAATCCTTCTAAGATGCGCCAATACGGTTAGGGCTAAGATGTCGGTTGTAGGGCATCTTAACCAATCTATAAATCAATCTATATCAGTTGGTAGAGTTGGTATGGCTAATGAATCTTATACGGTAAAACAGTATGAAAAAGGGAAAGAGATTATCGAAAGCAGACGCCCTTAGGGTGTTGAGAAGAGCTTACGATCTAATAAAGAATGATAATTATACATTTATGTGCAGAGCAATAGAAAAGGCAGCGGTTGAATTATCACTTGCTGAAAGATCATGTGTGGCGTGTTATCTTATACCAGAACTGAAGATGTTCAAACCTGTAAACAGAAAAAATGGAGATTTTTGGTTTCGTTCATCAAAGAAAAACATAAGGTTACATATAATAGATACGCTAATAGATATATATAACGGAAATGATCATCCCGATATAGTCGAGAGGGTAGCCAGAAAGATCAGGTCAATATTTTAACTCATTAGCTTATGTATATAAATTTTGAACAGATGATGACATCAGGATTAACGATGTCTGATGTCGGGTATCTCTTGATGATCCGGCAGAAAGAGGAGATGGCTAGCGTCATTCCAAAGGAGAAAATAGATAGTTATAAAGCATCTGGTTATATCGAGCTTCAGAAGAATGGGAAGTGGAAGATAACGCCAAGGGGAGGGTCGCTGCTGATGCTGATAGAGACACCCGGCCTGACACCGGAGGTCGAGGGGATCCGGGACCGTATCGTTGGTGTGTATAACGATATGGGTAAGGATACAGGAGCTATCAAGGAGGTAGAGAAACGGCTCGTATGGTTCGTAGCTAATACCAACTTCAAGGAGGGACCTATAGTAAGAGCCGTAATATCCCACATAGATCTTAAACGTGAGTATACGATGAGATTGGATAACTTGATATGGAAACCATCAAATGTATATAGTGTGCATATGAGTTTATCGGAATCAACGTTATTCGATACGATCATAAAAATGTATGGCATGACGTCTGACTTGTATCTTAGGGAGAACAAGAACAAGGAACTGGCATGGTTGTTCGCCATAAGCCGGCTCCCGGATCCTCCCAAGAAAATGGATAAGGAATACGCTATCACAGGCGATGTTAAGATGGACATCGAAAGGATATCGGATATAAAAAAAGAATTAGGTAGAAGATTAAAAATGTCGATTTAGTATGGAAAGAAAAGAAGTTGAAAAAGTAGTCAAGGAAACGATATTCGAGAAAATGGGTGAGTTTACGGGTCTTAATCATGCCGCCGAGATCAATAACGAGGATGATCTGGAAACTGACATGGGTATGGATCCCTTGGATTTCGTAGAGGTGGTGATGGGGATTGAAGAGAAGATGGATATAAGGATTCCGGATGATGTCTTTGGCGATAAATCTGTCGATGAACTAACTGTAGGGATTTTTGTGGATATGTTGTATGATTGGGTTAAGGGTAAGTAATGGATTTCGGATATGATGATTGGGAAGAGGGGTTAGAGACCCCTCTTGTCGATGATTGTGATGACGATCATGAGGAGGAAGAATATGATTTCAGTTAAGGAGTTAAGACCGGGCAATCTTGTAAAAGACAAAGCTGGTGATATATGGAGAGTAGGGTGCGTTACCGGTATGCGTAATGAAAGTGGATCATTAATCCTTGAACGTGAGGTTGATGATGGGATAATGAAATGGTATTCAGGGGAAGATGATGTCATGCCTATTGAGATAGACGATAACCTTCTTGACGCTATCGGTTTCAAGAGTGACAAGAATAGGGACGTATATCGTGGACACGGGATGACCATGGAGGTTTTTGGCGACGAGTATTATCTCGGACTTAGGGATATGGAGGATAACCTGAGCGAGCTTATCCAGATAAGGTATTTGCATAACCTACAGAATATTTCGATGGATTTATATGGGCGTGACATAAATACGGAGAGGCTTTATGATCGTTCCGGAGAATAACTTGCTATGCAAGACGATAGGCGGTGAGAAGGTGCTTGCCGCATCCTACTCACAGATAGACACGTTTGTTCAGTGTCCGTATAAGTGGTATAAGACTTACGTGGAGGGTCACAGATCCACGGAGAAGCACGAGGCTACGTCATATGGTACGGTTATCCACCAGACAATGGAGTATTTCTTCAAGAGCGGATGTAGACCTTCTTATGAGGATATGAGTAAGGCTTTCAATTACTATGCGGATATAGAGAAGATTCCTTTTGATAGCGTAAAATCCCAGATCGAGTCTATGCAACATGCGGCTAGGCTAATAAGATGGATTGTGGGGTTGTTTGAGAAGGATGCTGCTGGCAATTATAAGAAGGCATGGTCTGATCTTACGCCAATGGAGAAGGTGATCCGGGGGTCGAGACCGGTAGGCGTGGAGGAGGACTTTGTCTTGCCCTATAAGCTGCCCAAGCCCCTTACCTTGGATGGCGTGACGTACGATAAGGTACATATCATAGGATCGGTGGACTGGCGTGGAGAGTATAAGACAAAAGACAGGATAGCTATGTATACGATAGACTGGAAGTCCGGGAGAAAGTTATTCGATGAGGATAAGCTGCTTCACAATCTCCAGCATCCGATATACGCCTTTTACATACTCAGAAAATATAAGGTATTGCCGGATATGTGCAGCTATTTCTTTACCCGCATGCTGGACAATCAGAACGTGAAGGTAGATAAGGAGAAAGTAGAGAGATCGGTCAAGGAACTTAACGATATTCTCCTTGACATGTATGATTTCGAGACAAATAAAATAGATAGCTATCAAGCTCACGTTTGGGACGACGCCAAACAGGGGTATAAGTACGAGAAGCGCTACCTCATGGGACGCCAGCCGGCCTGCCTTGAACCCCGCCCCAAGCCCTTGTGTTTTTGGTGCGATTTCTCGATCCACAAACAAGGGACATGCAGGTACTCATCGGATTGGGATGAGTCAAAAAGAAAGAATAAAAAAGATCAACTTTATTAAAAAGCCTAGGTAAATATCTAGGCTTTAATTATATTTGTGTCAATAAATAAATGATTATGGATAAAAACGAAAGAGAAAAACAGGTATTGGATCTTCTGATGTCTAGAAAGGATATTAGGAAATTGGTAGAGAAATCAAATGAATGTTATTCTAAAATGGATTTCGTTGGTGCCATGAAATGCCGGCAGGAGATAAAGGATATCGTAGACCGGGAATCGAAGATCATGTTGACAAAAAGCGAGTCTTTGGTGAGTTTGATGAATAACGCTGATAATGAATATAAATTCAATATGCTGGTATGGCTACATTCCATGATGTGTATGGCGGATGTATTTAACGGGATATTGGAGGATTTCAAGGATGGGGTAAGAAAAGCCAATGGCAACTCCAAGTTCGTTAAGTTCGATAATCTGGATCGGTTAATGACAGAATGTAAGAAGGAGATTGATTACCTGATGAAAGGCACAAGTAAATCATTCCAGATATCTTTTGCCGTAAGAAGCGATGAGCTAAGGGAGATGATAGAGAATATGGTTGGAGACAATATCCGAGAAGGGTATGACATATTCAAGGAAGAGGCTAAAATGACCAAAGAGACAGACAGGAGCAAGATAGAGGAATTTAATAAAAGGCTGGACCATGAGTAAATTTGATGTAAAGATAGGTGATATAGTTCATACCCAGATAGGGATAGGAGAGGTGATAGCCATAAGCAAGACCAAAGAGACTTTGATGGTGAAGATGGATGATGGTCGGGAATGCCCTATAAGACTAGAGTACGTAAAAGACGTTTTTGATAACTACAAATCCAAATGATTTACAAATTAAGACCATATCAAGAGGAGTGTGTTAAAAGTACCTCCGATTACATAAATTCTGATAGACATGATCCGGCATTGATCGTAGGTCCTGTAGGTTGCGGTAAGTCACTGCTGATAGCAGAAGCGGCTAGATTGATGGGAGATAAGACGCTGATTTTACAACCATCAAAAGAATTGCTGCAACAGAACCACGACAAGATAACGTCGTATGGCATACCGGCTACCATCTACTCCGCTTCCTGTGGAAAGAAAGAGCTGTCTAACATGATATACGCCACGTTAGGGTCTATCAAGAAGGTTGTTGGTCAGCTTAAGGAGATGGGGATCAGGAACGTGTTGATAGATGAGGCTCATGCCGGGTATAGCCCGGAGGACGGCAGTGAGTTCATGACATTCATGAATGAACTGAAACCGAAAAAGGTGATAGGGTTTACCGCTACACCATGCAGGCTTAAAACGATGTCGATAGGGCAGGTGTCATATTCCCAGCTTAATTTCATCACTCGTATGAGACCGGTATATTTCAAGAACCTAATCCATGTCATACAGGTGGAGGAGATGATAAGGCAAGGATTTTGGACACCTCTTAAATATGAGACATGGGATTTCAATGGAGATGCCCTTAAACTCAATTCTAACGGCTCCGAATATACGGCCGAGTCTATTAGTGAGGCGGTGAGAAAAAACGGCTTAAACAACCTTATTTTACGTCGGTTGATGGTATTAAAAGACGTATGCAGATCTATACTGGTGTTTATGGATTCTGTTGAGAGCTGCAATACCGCCGCCGAATGGATGAACGCAAAGATATGCGCTGGCATGGCGGAAGTGGTTCACGGAGGCACGCCAAAGAAACAGCGGGAGGCTATAGTCGAGGGGTTCAAGTCGGGTAAGACGAAGGTAGTGTTCAACTATTCCGCCCTCGGTACGGGATTCGATCATCCGGGTCTGGACTGCGTGATAGTAGGGAGACCGACGTTCTCGTTCTCATCGTATTATCAGTGGCTTGGAAGGGCAGTCCGTATAAAAGACGGAAAGGATAGTGCTTTGGTCGTTGATTGTTGTAACAACTCGTCAAGGTTCGGTGATATAAGGAAACTTAGTATAGAGAACTACAAGGGGTATGGATGGGGAATGTTTATCGGCGATAAGCTAATAACTAATATCCCGATGGGGGATAAGGTAACGAAAACAGATCTGGATATCAAAGCCGCCAAGAAAGATCGTAGGAGGGGGCTGGCGCAGGGCGTAACCGCCGCCCCTGTTCCCGGAAGGCCGGATCATCCCCTTGGATCTATGGTGATGACATTCGGCAAGTATTGTGGATGGATGTTTCATTCGATTCCAGTATCGTATTTCAAATTCATAAACGAGACCTTTGACTGGAGTAATGATCGAAATAGGGAGATAAAAGAATACATAGATTTTTTAATCAAAAACAACAGATTATGACAGGATGTATATATCATGAGGCTGATCTTGACGGAGTAATGTCAGCGGCTATAGTAAAAAAGTATTTCAAAGGGGACATTGATCTTCTTCCTTACAATTACGGCAAGGAAATACCTGGCGTGAATAAATATGATAAGGTGTTTGTAGTTGACGTGTCATTTGGAAACAGAACAAGATTCCTTTTCGATGAGTGGAAAGAGAAAGGTATAGATGTCGTATGGATAGACCATCATAAGACTGCCATAGACGATATGAGGGATTACGAGGTAAAGGGCAAGAGACGTATCGGAACGGCGGCTTGTGAGCTTACGTGGGAATATCTTTTCGATGACATCAAAACTCCTAATGTGGTAAAATTATTGAGCGCTTATGATGTATGGGATCATGATCGCTTCGAATGGAGTGACGTTCTTTCATTCCAATATGGGATGAGAGGATATTGCGGGCTTGACGTTGACATGGTCAGGGAGGTGCTAAACAAGGCGAATGGCGAGTTTGTTTCTGATATGATAAGAAATGGCGAGGCCATAATAGAATATATCATCGAGAAAAACAGAGGAGAAACGAAGATGTTCTCATTCGAGGCAGATATATTTGGATACAAGGCGATATGTATGAATACTACGGAGTTTAACTCCACCACATTCGAGTCTATGTACGATCCTAGAAAACATGATTTGATGATGCCATTTTGCTGGAACGGCAGATTCTTCAGATGCTCGTTCTATACCACCAAGGAGGAGGTGGATGTCTCGGCGCTGGCACGCAAGGCCAACCCCGGTGGAGGAGGCCATAAGGCGGCTGCCGGCTTCCAGCTTAGCGTGGAGGATATGATGGAGTTCCTAAAAAACAGAAAAATGTTATGATAGGGTTAGTCTTTGCCTTTATAATAATGGCAGGTTCTATCTATTTGATAATAGAAGGGAATAAGAAGGATGATTCTGCTGAATTTTATGGAGGGATAATAGCAACGATTTTATCTATCTTTTTGATGTGTTTAGTAATACAAAATATAAAAAATACAGAAAATATGGGGAAAATATACAAATTAAAGAGACTTAATGAAATGAAGCTAGATGATTATGGCTTCGGTCTGTTCGAGTACAATGGCGCTCTTTATTTCAAGGAGGCAGAGGGTGAGAGATGCTTTGATGTAAGAAGCGGGAATGAGGTTATTATCGGTAAAGATAAGATTGTAACGGTCTTGGAGGATTGATCATGAGAAAGCTTAATGACACCAACAGGACAAGGAAGAGGAGCGTACGGCACTCGTGGATAAAGGCGGGTCCGGGGATCCAACGCTGCGCTATTTGTGGGATCACGAAGCGAAGTGAGTATATAGACGGGAAGACCGTTCATTGCGTGCATCTATCATCTGGTGAGCTTTACTCTATGACAGGTGAGACGCCAGAATGCAGGGATCTTAGTGAATTTTATTAATCTAAATTACGAAAATATGACATGGTATAATACTTACGAGGAGATAAAAGCCAAATATCCGGATATTGTTTTTGAGGAATATTGGTTGGTAGAAGAAGATGTCGCTAAATTAATGGGGCATGAACCTATTATAAAAGGATGGGCTATAATCAAAAATAATCCTAATATAGATAGTAACATTATATCTAGTAACAAATTAAATATCAATGCTATTGAAGCCGATAAAAATGAGGGCGATGAGCGCAATATATTGTTGCATATTGGGATATTATCCCCATTTAATGATGATCCAGTAATAATAATAAAACAAAAAGGAGTTTAAAATGAAGGAGGAATTTTATAAGTATCAAAAGGTGGTCTATGATGGCGATGTGTTTGAGGTAGTTGAGACCGCTGATAAAAGTGGAAGAATGAGAATCAGACTATGGTCGGATGAAGTAGATGAGATTATTTGGGTTGATGAGGAGATGGTCGTATCATTAGGTAGAGCTATTAAGTTAAAACTTATTGATGAGGAAAAGGTAGACAATGTAAACGCTTACGATCTTTCCCGTTTCAATAATATTAATAGTGCATCCATCATTAAAGCCCACCAAGAGGAGGTAGCCAAGGCATGTAAGACTGCCGTAGGGAAAGACGGTAGCGGGAAGGACGACCGGGCCGACGGTAAACTCCGGTGGGATCTCCTTCCTTTGGCTGAGATAGAGGACATCGTGAGGGTATATACGGAAGGTGCCAAGAAGTACGCTGATAACTCATGGCAGGATATACCTGATGGGTTCAATCGTTATCTAGGTGCACTCATGAGACACTTGGTCGCTTATACGAAAGGGGAGAGATATGATAAGGAGGGATTCATGCATCTATCCGCCGTATGCTGGAACGCCATAGCGTTATTATATTACGATAAACATAACAAAGGGCTTATAGAATGGAAGAGTCAGGAAAAAGAGTAGTAGATGAGGGATTAAGAGCTATCGACAAAAGAACAGGTAAATACGTTAATGTAATCAAGCGCACTATTGATGATAGCCTATTCCCGATAGTTAAGTATCTCAATTACAGTTATAATGAATTAAATTATGATTGTGTAAAGAATCTGAATTTTGATGTAGACGTAAATTGGGAGCAGCGTAGATATCAGATTGTTAAGGATTTATTATCTAACAATTTCGATGGGAGAAAGATGAGTATAGATGAGGTAGATAATGCTATATTTACCGCTGATTTGATTATTAACAGATTAACAACTATTTGAGATGGTAAGAATTGATTTTTTCACGAAGAAAGACGCTGAGTACAGCGACTACATGCGGTATATTATCGCCAACACATTACAGGAGTATGAGGGTGAGGTCACGTTAAACCAGATCCCGGAGAACAAAGCCACGGAGGAGGAAATATCCAAGTACGGTATAGAGGTATATCCTACTATCATCGTCAGCGGAGATAACATGGATGGCTTTAATAAACTTGAGGGGATGGCCAGAAAAGCTGATCTTATTAACGTCATGTCGTTATACGACAAGAAATAGGCTTATGACGATAAGGGATAAATATTTTGGTTGGAAAGATATATTCTTTGACAGGTTCGTGCATTGTTGTAATGAAAAAAGTGACCAACCACAAGGGAGTAATATACCTCTAGCCAAAATAAACTTCGATAACAAGACAGGATATGTGGAGGACGGGACTATTAATATAGCCGAGCTTCTTCAATATCTTTGGATAAATAATAAGGTCTATGGGTGTGAATATGCACCCATAGATATATCCTCTGTCTTGCAAACATTGATTAGATTGACCGAGAACGCTAAGTTCATATTTGACGACCAACCCGGCATACATGATATGATCCCATATAGAGGTTTTTTTCTTAGAGATGATTTTTTACCCGGGAAAGATTATTCACTTGATTTGGATAAAATAGTGAGCGGGATGGGAGGATGGTATGGGGAGGATGAGGATCCATGTTACTCGATGTTCGTCAGTCAAGATCAGATATGGAACTTGAACCCGATATTGAAGGTATTAGCTGATGAGGGATCTATTCTAGCCAAGGAACTTGGGTATGACATGAACTCATATGTCAGCGATAATGGATACACGATATACAACCCCTACCTCTCGTGGATTAATCATTACTATCATTATTGCCCGACATTTAATGAGGATAAGCTGAAACCTTGGGACAGGGTGGAAGACAGAAAGAATAAATTCAAGATGACGGATAAGGTTAAGAGAGGCGCCAATAATTGGTATTATTCAGGCGGGACTATATCTTGTGTGGATAATTTCTTGGGGAAAGAATACAGGAAAAATCTCCGAACCTTCATATATCGTGGAATAGTATTCTTTTTAGATCGGATATGGCATACACCATTGTTTGAGAAGATGGGCGTGAAAATGAAATACAACGCTTATTATTGTTATGCCGCTACTTCCGGGATATGGTATGATAAGGGATTCAAGGAAAGACTAGCCAAGAGGTTTAACAAGTCGCTGGGCGGCGACGGGGAACTGTTCGGGGCTAACCTAGCCTGCATGGTATGTGACCGTAAGGATATCGATTGGGAGGCGCTTCGTCTTTGGCTTGAAAAATACGATGATCCTACTGATGAGGGTATGGTAAATAGCCCTATTCAATTTATGTATTTATATCTATATTACTCTTTTAACAAATAAGACATGGAGACTAAAATATGCAAGAAATGTGGTAAAGAATTACCAGTAGATAAATTCTATAAGAACAAATCACAAAAGGATGGGTTTGGATACTACTGTAAGGATTGTGTAAATGCCTACAAATCGTCCAAAAAAGCCAATGCAGATGGGGGGGGGTAAATTAACGAAAGTGTTTACCAATCCAGATCTAGCCAAATTCAAACCTAGAGAACTTATCGAAGAACTAAAAGCTAGAGGTTACAAAGGCACGCTCACCTATGAGCAGGTAATAACATTATAATATAATTTAAAAGATGGCAAAGAAACAGTTAAAGATCCCGTTTAAAGACGGGAGACCATGTAAATGGGTTAAGGATGTTCATGATGAGGAACGCGATAATTATGAGTTCGAGGAATGTCTTGAGATACACGGATTCGTTCGTGGATGCTCTTCGGCTGTAATGATATTAAGACCGGCAAATGATCATGGAAAGGATTTCAATTATGTCAACAGTATCTATTATCAAGTGTTCTTGACAGATAGCAAGGAGATAATACAAAATATGATGCATGGGATCATATACGGGAAATGGACTTTTGTTAAGAGGGGAGAAAATTTTGGTATAAAATTGGTTAAGGTCTTACCTAAGATACATAAAATATCCCTTGATATGATCGCAAAGGATATTTTTAGGTCTGAGAATAAATGAACAATATGAAAGTATTATCATTATTTGATGGGATATCATGTGGATATCTAGCATTACAAAGAGCCGGTATACCTATAGAGACTTACTATGCCTCGGAGATAGACAAGACATGTATAAAGGTAAGTCAAAAACATTTTCCTAATATTATCCGGTTAGGAGATGTCAATAACTGGAGAACGTGGAATATTCCATGGAAAGACATAGATCTGGTCATGGGAGGGTTCTGTTGCCAGAGCTTCTCTAGCTCAGGTAAGGGTAAAGGATTCATGGACGCTCGTGGAAGGCTTTTCTTTTGCTTCTCGGACATCGTAAAGCATTTAAGGAAGGAGACCAAAGGTAAGGTCCTGTTCTTGGGCGAGAACGTCCGGATGCGGGATGAGCACCGCTGGGTGATTACCGAGGAGCTTGGCGTGGAGCCGGTGGAGATCGATAGTGCCTTGGTCTCGGCACAGACCCGGCATCGTCTTTATTGGTGCAATTGGCCGGTAGAAATGCCGAAAGACAAGCATATATCATTGGATGATATTTTAGAGCATGACAAGGGTTGGAATCCGGGAGCCATAAGAGGGAGATATATAGGGACCATTGTCGGTAGAAGGATAGGAGAGGACGGGTATCGAAAGGATTGTGACAAGGACATAAAAATAACGCAATGTCTGGAGATAAGAAAAGATAAGAATACCACTCCCATCAAGAAAAGTAATTGCCTGACAACAGTCATGAAAGATAACGTGATCTCATCACTACCTCCCGGAAGATATCCTAACGCCTTTGACATGAAAGACAAATTCAGATACCTGACCCCGGTGGAGATGTGTAGGCTACAGACATTGCCGGATGATTACCTTGACGGGATAGCCCCAAATACGGCCATGTCTTTAGCGGGTAACGGATGGACAGTGGATGTGATAGCCCATTTGCTAAGAAGCATCGAACGTAAGCAGATAAATGATATTGTAAAGGAATTTCGCAAAATTACTGATGAGCTTATGTTCGGGTCATTAGAAACGGATATAATGTGACATGTGAAGGTAAACACGAGCAAAATGAGACCATACGGAAGAATCAAGACAGTTAAGGGATCTTTATGGAAAAAGGATATACATCCACCGAAAGGGCACAAGAATTGGTGGGATGACATATGCGATCCTGTACCTAGAAGTACTATGAAGCTTAAATTTAAAACAGAGTTAAGAGATGATTATAAACAAGAAATGGTCAATGCCGAACAGCGAGACATTCAGCATAAAACCGATAAGGGAACTTATAGATAAATATCGAGAAGAGGGGATGGTTATAGTGGATCCATTCGCCAGAAACAGTGATATAGGGACGATCACCAACGATCTTGATCCTGATACTAGGGCTATGTATCATAAGGACGCCACGGACTTCCTGCGTGGTCTTAGCGATAATATAGCTGATATGGTGTTGTATGATCCACCATATTCCTCGAGACAGGTATCCGAGTCATATAAAAAGCTTGGAGGTGCTGTTGATATGCAAACAACACAATCTAGTTATTGGGCTAAGCAGAAGAAGGAGATAGCTAGGATCACCAAGAAAGGAGGGGTGGTCATTACCTGCGCGTGGAACTCCGGCGGTATAGGGGCCGGGCTTGGCTTCGAGCAGCAGGAGATTCTTCTTGTGGCTCATGGGGGATGGCATAATGATACGATTGTTACTGTAGAGAAAAAGATCAAGGGTTAGATGAAAGAAAGGATATTCACCACAAAAGAACAGGGGAGAGTGCTGATTGAGGCCGGCCTCCCTATCTCCACCGCCATCGGCTTCAGAGACAAGTACCTTGACTCATTGCATTCTATGGAGGATGACGCTGGTCGTATAGGACTGATCGAGGCCGTTACCCCGGATATATCCAACCCTGTTTGGGATGTAGGGACGTTACTGAATTTGCTCCCATATGAGATAGAGGGTTGTACATTAGAATGTTATAAGCTAAAACATGCATGGTCTGTAGCGTATAGAGACATAGACGAGATCCCTATATATTGGAGTAGCGAGAGACTTCTTATAGATACATTATTTTCACTGATAACAACATTATTAAAAAATGGATTATATGAGTATAAAACAAACAGCAAGAATAAGGTACAAAACGGAGGATAATCCTCCTATGGAAGGTGTTCCTCTTATAGGATACAGCAAAAAATATGACTGTTGGGTAGCGTTAGTATACAGAAAAGGGGATAACTATTACACCAATATGGAGTGCGATGTTGAATATAAGACATCTCCTCCAGATGAATACGAATACGTATATCCGTGAGAACTAGAAGGGATATATTTATATTTAAGCATGATTAATATTATTTTAATATTATTCATGCTTTTATTTTTGTTTAAATCCTATCTTTGTATCAGTATTAAAAACCAGATTGTTATGAACAAATTGATCTTGAACGATATCCAAGACCTGTGGAGGTGGAGGGAGAAGATAAACATTGATGACTTCAAAGAGGATCCTATGGCTGAGGATATGCCATTATATTTCCCGTGCGCCGTCGTATGGCATGTGGATTATGGTGAGCATGACGCTGATAATTATGTATGTTATGGATTTGTTTATGTAGCAGAAATATTAGGGATATGAGTGTTAAGAGACAGATATTTATTAATAACAAAGGCATTGATGGGGAGATAGCTAATAATATGACATTTGATTTCGATTTCAATGTTGACAAGAATATTCTTGAAAAAATAAAAGCAAAGAAGGAGAGCAATAAACTAAATACAAAAGATTGGGCGCTGTTCTCGCTTATGGTTTTGTTTATTTTTGCGATGGGAGTTGTAAGTGGATGGTTGGCGTTTAATTGTTTAAATCATGGATAATTTAAAAGACATACAAAATATAACCGGTCTTACGTCAGAAGCTATATTCAATATACGTAAACCTATTGATTATATGTGTAGTGATATAGACAGTCATATAAAAGATATCGAGACACAATGTGATTATATTATGGATGGGGACGAGGAGGATGTTAAATACTATTCAAAATCAATCAAATCAGACGTAGATTCTTATTTCGAGGATATACGGTCAAAGGTCGAGAATCTCCGTGATTGGGGAGAGCAGTGGAAAGTACTGGCTAAAGACCTGTTTAATAAGCTGCTGGAAATAGATAGCGATAATACTATAGACAGCTATCTGTCTTATAAGGCATTGAATAAAATCAGGGAACATTTAAAATAAAATTATAAACATGAATAAAAGAAAAATCAAAAAAAGACTCCATTTAAATAATAAAGAATTTCAAACCTTATTTCGTTCAGGCAAGAAATACTTTAGATATGCGATAAATAATCTATGTCTTGCTTTTGGATGTTCTTCATTAGAATATTGGATATACTTCTTTGAAGGTAAAAGAGTTGATGGGAGTATATATTATAAAAGCATTTCACGACTAGTTCTTAGATAATGATAAATTAACAAAATAAATAGACATGAGCAAATTACTATTTTTTGATTTAGAGACAACCGGGGTTAAGTTCTGGAGAAACGGGATACACCAAATAGGAGGGATCGTGGATATCGACGGGCAGGAAGCCGAGAGGTTTGACATTCGCCTAGCCCCGAACCCTGCCGCCACGATAGAGCAAGAGGCGCTGGACGTGGCTGGCGTTACCTTGGAGCAGATACAGTCGTATCAACCTATGGAAGAAGGGTACAGGCAGTTAGTTGGTATATTATCCAAATACGTGAATAAGTTCGACAAGAGGGATAAAATGTATTTAGTGGGGTATAACAACGCTGGATTCGATAACAACTTCCTACGGGCTTTATTCCAGCAATGTGGGGATAAGTATTTCGGATCATGGTTCTATCCTAACTGTATGGATGTATATGTTATGGTGACACCGTTCCTGATGGGTGTAAGAAACGATATGGAGAACTTTAAGTTGATGACCGTAGCCAGAACTATGGGTATTGAGGTCGACGAGAATAAGCTTCATGACGCTACTTACGATATTGAGCTGACTGGGGATATTTTCTATCGTATAATTGGCAAAATGGACATTAAGCTATGAGGGACATTTTAGAGGCGATGCATGATTACCCGGATGAGGCGCTTGGGTTGTGTTTCTTTTTGATAGTAATTGTCTGGTTGTTGTCAGGTATATTCGAGAAAAATGGATGATAAGATTAATGAGATACTGGATCTCCTGAGATCTCAGAACGAGATGATTAAGGATATCCACGATTATGTGAAAGAAGTTACCAGCGAGAAATATATAGGGGAGTATAGAATGACCAGCTTCTCTATCAACTTGGCCGCTGATATACTTACCGAAGCCATTAGCCCTAAGATAAAAGGGATGATGGTGGATTTATTAAGGAAACAGGGATGGAAAACCGAATGAGACATGGGAACATATGAGAAGAAGGTAAATCAGTTAAAAGATTTGATGGTAAGGAAATACAAATCGGCTTACAACAAATCCAAGGAAATGGACATAGATATAAGCTCGATGACATATCTTCCAGAACCGGACGTATTCAATGTTATGTACACTGAGCATATGTCCGTTATTCTTGATCGGGTTAATAAGATCATAGATGATAACAAGGATAAGCTTAAGAATCCGACTTGTTCTACATGCGTACATCTGCATGATAATGATTGGGCGAAAAGATACGGGAAGGTATGTTGCTCTATTTGGCAAGTGTGCGACCATTATATAAACCCTAATAGAAAATATAATAGGGAGCAAAAGACTTATGCGAGACGGCCAAGCAATAAGGCTTGTCCTAATTATGAGTATGGTGATGATAATTTTGAAAACAGAAGAAGATGTATAAAAGAAAAGAATACCCAATAAAGAGCTATGTGCCGATGCGCACCAACAAGGATAGGACGTGTATCTGCTGTGGCGATACGATCCCAGCCGGCAGCAGCAGGATGATACCTAGACACGCTAAGGCAAATCACGGTCTATGTTTCCCGTGCTTCAGGAAATGGAGAGATACCGGAGGAGATCTTAAGCTTATGAACAACCCAGGAGATGCGAAGAAAGAATATGTCATACATATGTCTAATATCCTGAAAGGGAATTGTGATATAATAAAAGGTCGAAAGCTTTACGTGGCTTTTAAAAAGGCGATAAACGGCGGAAAGAAGATCGTTATCAAATTTGACACTGATCAACCGATATCTATGTCAACAAGAGTCATGAATCCTTCATTCGGGGAGATTATGGATGAGTACGGCAAGGACATATTCCAAGGTAATCTCAAACTGGTAGATGTCCCAAAAGGAGTTAAAGACTTGATAGTTAGCTATATAGAAAAATATCGTAAATTATAAACTTCAAGACATTTATATTCATGATCCTGACATTCAGGAGAGTAGATCCTATACCTAGGAATATAGGTCTTATGTTAAGTACAACGTTCTGGATATCTATAGTATGGATAATATCCAACTTTACTATATTGATAATGAGATTAATAAAATAGACAAGATGAAACAAGGAGACGTGATATACAAGAATGGTGTGGAGCTGCTTGTGGTATTAAGCTACGACCATAATGAACCATGTAAGGGTTGCTTCTTCTACGAGGATAAGGCGTGCGGATCAGAAAGACTGATAAAATGCTGGGATTGTAAAAAGGAATATATATTCACGGCTATACGTAAATATAATACGACTGAACTGTGCGGAATAGTAAAAAGATATGAGGAGACGTATAAGATAATACTTAAAACAATCAAGAAGATTGAGAAAGAATGTCAAAAATATGTTATCTGGGATACTGTGCATGTGATGTTGAAAGATGATGGAGAGCTTATTATAAAAGCCTTATCCAAGGATAAGTCCGTGCTTTTAAATGATTTCATTATATACATCAACAATAATGGGAGTATAGACGAAGAGGACTATGATCTATTATTAACTAAATAATTGATAGTACAAATGGACAAATCAAACAAAATAGAGAATCTAGCAAACAAGTATGTTGAAAGGCATATAAGAGATAGACATCTAAGCGATGATACGATAAAAGAAATAAAAATAGCTTATATTATGATTATAAAAGATTTTATAGCTATTGTCGATAAATCTACATCAATGAATGAAGATGATATAATATACGTCGTTAACAACATATCATCAATATTATATGAACCTGTAGAAATCTCTAATACCGATAAAAAAATATTGGAGATAGGGATAGCGCTAGGCCTAAAGAGCGCCATATCATGTATATTTGGTTCATTATTAAAAGATGATTGCAATATAAAAGATGAGATAATTGATATATCTAAACATATAAAAGAAAAATTAATATCAGATAATCATGGATAATAAACAACTTTATAAAATAACGTTGACAAGGGAATAGCTAATGCTGATATCCCAATGCGTGGAAGACATCAGTAGATTCGCCGCTGGCGACATGGACCTACAACATACGACAGATACGTTGATAAATGATATGGATGGAGCGGAAACGCTAGGGATAAGAAGCTTTATAATCAATAACTCACGAGCGATAAGAAGAAGACTGTTCCCTGATCTTGGGGATTATGAGCATATAGGATATGATGGGGGTAGTAAGGATAAGATAAATAGGAAGAGACTTATCGGTAACACCTACCAGATATATAGGTCGATATTACATCAGTTGGCCATTGACGAGAATTGGAATAACGTGTATAGCGGTATTACGTTACCTTCAGGTGATATGGGAACAATTAAAGTGGAGAGGGTTGATGATGAACGGGAAAGTAAGGGCGTTTAACGGGGATATGGGTATGGCGATGTCCGTATTCAAGGATATGGTAGGGAAGGTAAGATTTGTTTTTGCCGACCCTCCTTATAAGATAACCCAGGCAAGATACGACAAGGAGGGATTTGATTATAAGGCGATGTGGGAGGTAATCCAAAAATGCTGTGTCCGTACGGGGTGGTAGCCGTCACCTGTTCCCTCACGGCGGCGGTCGAGATCATGAGGGTCGCCCCAGCGGGATGGTACCGGTACGATCTTGTTTGGCATAAGACTACCCCTACCGGTTTTCTTAACGCCAAGAAAAATCCATTAAGAAATCATGAGTTGATACTTATCTTCTCACCTATGCCACTTGGGAAGCATACATATAATCCCCAAAAGACTTATGGTCATGTCAGGAAAGTATCCAAGGCCTCCAGTAAAGTGGGATGCAAGGAAACGGAATTATATGGCAAAGCCGGTCTCACTACATACGATAGCACGGAGAGATACCCGCTATCGGTCATGACATTTAAGACAGACAGGCAAAAATCAGCCATCCATCCCAACCAGAAGCCGGTGGAGTTACTAAGATACTTGATACGAACATACACGAATCCGGGAGATGCGGTAATGGATCCGGTAGCCGGGAGCGGAACGACAGGGATAGCGGCTTACGAGGAGGGAAGGGACTCCCTGCTTGTGGAGATAGACCGTCAATTCTTTGATGAGATGATAAACAGATTTAATAACAATAACATTAAAACAGATAGAATATGAATAAGATTGAAGAATTAGAAGCCCAGTTAATGGCGGAAAGAATAAAAGTACAAATTGATCTAAAAGAGAAATATAAATGGGTTATTGGGAAATATGTTAAACATAACGATTCTTTTATGATAAGAATAGATGATATATGTCATGTCCATACATCTTGTATGAATGGCTATGCGGATAATTTAGAACCAGATGATTCTATTTACATAAATGGTACTGTAGCTCATTGCGATGTCAAGAATAATTACTATTCTTTATCAAAAGATGAAAACATCCAAGTACAGGCTAAAGATGTAATAGATATACCTGATAGGGAATTTAAGAATATGGTAGAACGGTTGTTCAATGAGGCAAAAAAGAACTTACTATGAGCCTGTTTGTATGCGCTAAATGCGGTTGCATTGATAATACCGCTACGTCTAGTTACTGGATGTTGACAAACGAGTATATGGTGGACAAATTCGAGTATGCCAAGGAACTACAGCCGTACAAGGGCATGGGGCTGTGCAGCGAATGCGGGAGGCTGGCTACCAGCCCTGACGGCCGTGATGTCGTGGTGCCCGGAAAATGGCACGGGAAGTTCCCGAAGAAGAAAGCTACCGAAGAGCAGATGAAGAAAGTAGGATACAAAAATTTAATAAGATAAATAAAGAGAATATGGCAATAATGGGAATAGATTTCGATGGGACATGCGTGACAGACTTATTCCCTTATGTAGGAGACAATATCGGAGCCGCTAGCGTATTGAGGAAACTAGCTGATAAGAATCTTCTGATATTATATACGGTAAGAGATGGTAAATATCTACAGGATGCCGTGGACTGGTTTAAATATAATCATATCAATCTGTATTCGGTAAACTACAATCCTGAGCCAGTATCATCATCACCAAAATTGTATTGTGATTATTATATAGATGATAGGAATATCGGCACTCCACTTACGGATAAAGGATATGTTGATTGGAATAAGATGTTGGTGCTATTAAGGCAAAAGAACTTATTATGAAGATAATAAAAATGAATATCAAAAGATATAAGGAGATTATAAGAAAAAAGGATATACTAACACGATCCTTATCAGAGGCTCGTAAATTAAACAAATCAATAATATGGGAATAAAATATCATACTAGAGCGGAGATCGAATGCACCCCGGAAGAATGTAAGCTGATTGACTCATTAAATAGATTAGCGAAGAAATGGGGAAAGGACGGCAAACGTCTTTGGTTGTATTCCGCTAGTGGAGTTCTTACCGTTATGATGCATGGTGATAGGGAAGATAACCCTATACCTGAGATGCTTCCTAACGCAGGTACGAATCCGGATAATATTATAACTACAGTTTTAGGAATAGATAATGATGGAGGAGATTGGTAATGATACGTGGAAATAAGTTATACATAAATATCACAAACCATTGTGATGTATGTTGCCCATTTTGCTGTATGAAATCAGATGGCAAAAAGCAATCATTCATGCACTTTGATACTATCCATAAAATCATGAAAGATATGGATGGACAATATATAGTGCAATTAGAAGGAGGAGAACCTACCACACATCCACAATTCTATTTGCTCATGGAATATATCTCCACGCTCGAAAAGGTGGAAGAGATCGTGATAGACACCAATGCCTTAACGCTCGACAGGCATATCGACAAGATCGCCGAAATAGCGGTAAGGAACAAGAAGAGGATAACCGTGAAGTTATCTTACAACACTTACCTTAAAACGGTATTCAGCCATAAGTTTGTCATTAAATTCGCCAATTATCTCAAGAACATCATCTCGGCTTGTGAGTTTATATCATATGTGAATTTTGCCATAAACGTAAGAGGATATACCGATAAGGAGCTAGATACGCTTAAGGACGAACTACCGCAAGAAATGATAGACATATCAAGCTTCCACCTATTCAACTCCTACGGCAGGGCTGAAAATGACAAATCTCTTCCATCTTTGAGGATAAACGACGTGTATGACGAATGGCGTTGTTACGCTTCTGATGGCGAGTGTTTTGGACGTGACCTTGAAAAGAGGGCAAAACATGAATCTAAATTATAATAAAATGAATGCATTGAAATTTCAAAATATACGAGAGAAGAGGCAAGAATGCTTCAATGTTGACGAATATACGTTTAATGATTTTGATTTTGACGGGAAAAGGCGTAAGGTATATTCAAATGTCAACCTAAGTATCTTTACTGACGATTACTGCAACGCCAATTGCAAATTCTGTGTTGCCCAGCTTAGGTTCGAGAACAAGGGGAAATGTATAAGAAAAGCAGGATAGCGTCTGATGATGAGTATCTGTCCAGACTTGACGATATACTTAACAGACTTAGACCGCTTAATCCTTCAATATCAATCACAGGAGGGGAGCCTACAAAATCAAGAAGACTCGTGCCAATTCTGGGACTTATCGAAAAATATGGCTACAGGAAAAGAACATTGACTACAAACGGATCAGGTCTGTTTGATATCGTAGAGAATAAACCAATACTGCAACATATTGCGGATAATCATTTTCAGCATCTCAATATCAGTAAAGCTCATTTTGATGAGGATACAAATAAACGCATTATGCAATACGAGAACGGATATTGTAGCAACGATGATATTTACCGTATAGCTATATTCGCTAAAGCCAACAATCTGCGTCCACGCATGAGCTGCTTGTTGCTGAAAGAGGGGATAAATGATATGGACGGGATTATACGTTATCTTGACTATTATAATAGCCTTTGTATCGACAACGTTATATTCCGTGAGACGATGGATTATGATGAGCGCGCAATGAGAAACCATGATAAAATGGCTTATCTCAAGGAGAATAAGGTATATCTGAATGATATATGGAAGTGTATCGATAAAGACAATAGATTTACTCCTATAAAACAACTACTTGGTTACTACTATTATGTGGAGGTATATAAATATCAAAACATAGATATGGTAAGCGAAAGCGCAAACCTAGTAAAGCTGTATGAGCAAAAACAAATTGCCAATGACGTGGTGTTTGAAATGATTTTTCATCCAAACGGCAACCTTAATGGGAGTTGGGTAGATGATGAGGATATATTACTTGCGTATAATCCCTATAAATCCTAAAGACCGTCTTATGCTAAAAATTAAAATAGAGAATTATAATTTATGAAAATAGGAGAACAGACAATAGTATTTTTAGCCGTGAACAAAAAACGGTGACGAGGTTATTCTTAACAACGCCCCCGCTCGGCAAGGAGAGATATGGACGGATGAGAGATCGGCGCATGACGATGAGTATTTTTCCGTCGAGGATCATAATTCGGCGATCGTACTCCCAAAAGGTACTATCCGTAGATTAACAGGTAGGGACTTGAAGTGGGAGGACGATCCTATATCTCTTAAATCCGTCATCGAGGGACTTCTTCATGTGGACATTGAATTTTATAAACAGAAGATAATAAACTTCGTAAAATGGATATAATGCCTCATTGTCTAAAACCTTAGTTTTATTAACTTTTAAAAATTACAAACATGAAAAAAGAAGAAAAGAAATTTGTAACAGAGTATCAAATCAATGGCAAAAAGTATGCCGGTGAAATATGGGCAACCTCATGGGAAGAAGCTGAATGTTTTATAAAACAAAGAGCTTCTACCGAAAAGGCTGTTGGGTTTATTCCTAAAGATTAATCATTTATACCACATCCAAAAAACAGATATTATGGCTACTAAAAAACAGATATTAGAATCAGATGAATTACTTCAACAAAAAAAAAGAGCTTATCATCTTTCAGATGAAGGATTCGAGGAATATAAAAAGTTCTTGTCAGATCCCGATCAAAAGAAATTCTGTTTCAAGGGATATTATTATGTAGAGGTGAAGGAGCAGGATGATAAAGAGCTATTAGGGGCAATGGGACGAGTAGTATATGAATAAGGATAGAGGTTATAAGCCTCTATCCTTACAATACTCATACATTATCATAGAAATGTCCATATCTCTTAAAAACATCTCTTTTCTTCCTTGACAACTCCTCTAGCTTAACAAATCCTTTCAATGTTATCATGACGGTCATGGCTTTAGCCTCCCAGTATTCATCACCGGGATCAGACCCATATGTAACTAATCCATAATTACGAGCGGACTGATATGCTTCTATCCTACCTCTCTCATTCCTAAAAACATATTTTAATTCCTGTAATAACGGATACATGTTCTTAATTCCGATATAATAACCAAATTGCTCAAAATACTTTGATGATTCACGGATAAGGACACCTTCTCTTGGAATAGACCTTTTAAACATATCAATTACCGGTTCATTCTCCTTTATAGTATCTATAGCTGTATTTAATTCAGCTTGAACCATTCTCTTTTCTTTCTCACTCTTTTCCTTAGCCTCCAAAGCTAATCCAGCTTCCTTCTCAGCTTTCATCCTAGCCTCATACTCATCAGCCCATGCTCTTGCTGCTTCCGGAGGATTATTAAAATTTGGCAGCTTCACCAAACCAGTAGTAAGAAGCTCCTTTATTTTAGAATTACACCAAACCTTGAATTTAACATCAAGCCATTGGGCGAAATCTATAGCCACATCCTCATATAACCATGTTCCTCCTCCGTTTTCAGAGCTTCCTCTCATTTTTATAACTAATTGATCCTCAGATATGTGTGTCTGGCTCACAATTGTACTAACTAATTCATTTACATATATTTGCCTTAAATAGTCAACAGGTCTCTTATTATATGGGCGAGCCATATCAGTGGCATTAATAAGAATACCATAACTGGTCTTAATAAAAGCTACATTATTTCCATTGTAATTAAAAATGGTAGACAATCCCATTTCGTTGGATTCGGACGTCAAAATTCCACTACTGTTCTTCGTAGAATCATGAAAAAGATCTACATTTGTATTCATAAAATAATTACCTATTCCCATCCGTCCGAGATGGATAGATGGGAATACAAAAATAGCCAATCTGATTGTCTTAAACAATTGATCGGCTATTTTTTCTTGTCATACTATATCAGCTATCTTCCTCTATCAAAATACCAATTAGCGTCCTCCCCGGACTCATCCTTATCCCTGCCTCCTAAGAAGAATCCCATCGTCATGCCGTTGGTCATCAGCCAGTAGTCGGATGTCTGCTTAATATCCCTAGCCGTCTTGATATTATACCATTGCTTACCAAATGAGAACTTCATGAGCTGCCTCCATAGCTTGCTCTCGCCCTTATACACGCCGGTCTGGACGGTAGCGAAAGGATCCCAGTTTCGAGGATCGGTGAGATCACCTAACTTCCGGGCCGTAACCAGCGGGTCTTGTAACATATCTATAGCGTTAAGCTCCATGAACGGGGATGTCTGGGAAGCGATCTCATTGATCGTCCTGAATCCTATATAGGTAATGAACTGCCCGAACCAACTATCCTCATTATCCTCCCTGTATCCCATCAACGCCCGTCCTATGGCTATCATGGTAGCGAATACCGCCATATTAACAAGCGATCGCTTGATGTTGGTCTGCTCATAAGGATTAAGACTATGATATTCTTTCAGCACGTCATGTATTTCCCTCATCCTGCCTTCTGACATCATATTATAAATATCCCCGGCGAATCTCCATAACGTTCTCATGTATCCTTCCTCGAACTGGTTGGTCTGGAAATTGAAACCGGCTTTCTTATACGCCCGCTGCACGGCCAATATAAACCATCCACGATGAGGCAGCACCATATTAAGGATAGCGTTCCGGCTAGCCCCCACCCGGTTCTGCTCGTTCAAGGCGCCGTCGCAGATCTGCACCATACTTCTGACCCTACTAGATAATGTAGGTATGTATCGATCTATAATATCCTTGTTAGCCTCGTTCTTAGCCACGATCTTTCCATCCTTGACGTCTACCATGTTCCACATAGAATAATCCCTTAAACGCTCCCAATCGCGTTTAGCCTCGTTAGCGGACATATTCCTGTCCTTCATCATCATCTCCTTGAAATTGGAGTATGACCAGAACTGACCCTCGTATAGGCGGGTATCATCCATGACCGAGATAATAACCTGCGGATCCAACGGGGAGTTAAGAACCTCCATCATCTTAAACGGCAGGTCCCGGAATAAGGTTCTCCAGATCTTGTTGTACGCCGCCGATCGTACACGGTTGCGGACATTAAACACACCTAGGGCCTCTCCAACGACATATAGCTTGTTGGTACGGTTTATGTCCCCGATCTCAGACACGTACGTACTCAACTGCTTCTGGGCTTCCCCATAGGCGTATTTCATGGAATCCTTGCTTATATACTGCCCCACCATACCCTCCAAAAGGAAGTTGGCCTGCCCGGTAAGGGCGCCGGTAGCCGCGACGAACGGGGAGAAGCCTAAGTTGGATTTGGATACGAACTTAGTAAACATAAGAGCTAGCTTATTAAGGTCCACCTTATAGCTTCCTACGTTCCATTCTATACGCTTGTTATTTATCCTAACGTCATAGATACTGGCGTTAACCCAATCTTGAAACATCCTATAGGCATGCGTTGCCTCCGGATTCTTACCGCCGTCGTATTGTGTCTCCAGCATCATGTTCCTGTATCCCATGACATCATCCAAAGCCGCTCTCTTATGCTTGTAAGCGGCTGCTTGTAAGGATAACATGGAATAGGAGTACGCAAAATCATGAGATACGTCATCGGCATTCTCTAGCTTACTTAGATAGTACTTGGGGATCATGCGATATTTGTTGTCGTTCTCATCAAGCTCTCCTAGGTCTTGCCCTTGACCGTGTATAGGGTCATCCACCCTCTCGCCAACAATATCACGCACGGCGTTGCCGATGGCCGCCTTCGGGTCAACCCCGGCCTGCACCATCCTCTCCACGCCGCCCTTGGATATTTGTGGTATCTGGTAGATGTTCCTGAACCGCTCGTCATAATCCTCCATAGCCTTACGGCTTATGTTAAGCAGCTCCTTCCTCATCTCCCACTTATCCTTATTGATCGTAGCTTCCTCCCCTTCGTTGGTAATACCGTATTTCTTGAAAAAAGCCTCGTTCTTGTACTTATCAAACCTAGGCGTATGATATCCATAGCCCAGATCGGGATTATAATTAGGATTACGGAAAGAACTCTCGGCATCGACCTCTTCTAGCCACTGGTTATTGATCGATAAGTCAATCATATTAATATCGAACCCGAAACGGGATACGCTCTCTTCCTTTGATATACCATTTTCCATGGCATCAAAGAACTCGGATACCTTATACGTACCGTTATTTATCTTCCTAACGAAATCAGAATATCCCTTGGGAGAGTATTTTCTCATATAAGGATATAGCCGAGTTCTGGCGTACTCGATAAGTATACTATTAGCCTTACCCATAGCTATATCATTAGCCAGCTTATCACTGAAATCAGGACCGTATTTCTTTCTTAAGAACAATGTCTCTATGAACGTCCATGACGGGTTCTTCCGGGACAGCTTGGCGGCCATCCTATCCACCTGACTCCGGGAGCGGGCGGACATATGCTCCTTGGCGAACTTAATCTCATCCATACCCTTGTCGTACGCCATGGCGTCCCTTAAAGCGTTACGGTAGGAATCAGTGACACCACTCTCCACCGTATCAGGCATGTCCATCTCAATATCCTCAGCGGAAGCGGCGGCGTTAATAACACTCTTGGCCTCGGCCAGACGGTCGTATAGCTCGTTTATCTTCCTTAATGACGATGACCCACGAAGACGATCGAAATCATACTCTCCATATCTGGTACTGTCCCGGTACTGAATAAGCAAAGGTCTTAACTGATCGTTGATCTCATTTATTGTTGCCATCGCCTCCTCTACCTTCTCTATCCTTGATGATGATACAGATTGCTCCGTGATCTTATCAACCAGATTCTCGTAATAATCACCCTCCTCGGATCCCCACATATCCTTAGAGAAACCAAGATGACCGCCAGCCAGCAGGAACTCGAACGCCGCCTTACCGCCCTCTGACCGCTCTATCCCGCGAAGTATCTCCTTGAATTCCGCGGAAGCCTTACGACCCTCGTTGGTATTCCCGAACTCCTCGGTCCATGCCTCGTCCCATGCCTTGATCTCCTCGGACATCATCAACGCCTCGGACCCCTCTTCCTTTGGTGTACCGTCGGAATACCACTCGCTCTTAGCTATAGCCCTGTCACGTAAAATATCCAGATAAGATCTCCAAGCTATAGGATCGGATTGAAACGCCTTCCAATCGACCTTCCCGTTCCTCACGAACTTATCCATAGCCACATACCTGCTCCTGCGGATACGGGTCATGAAATCGGACGTGGCTTGCGATACCCTACGACCCAGCCTTTCCTCTACCTTCTTGTTCACATTCTCGATCTTATCGTAATAAGCCTGCACCATAGGTTTCTCACGATTCTCATCCAACCACCTATTTATCGCATCGAGATATCGTTGCTGATCTTCGAACGTCATGTCCGAGATATCGAAATTCTGAATGGTAGGCTTGAATATATGATATACTTCCTTCGTAATAGGTTTATCCCCATCATATCCTACGATATCGTCACGAGTCTTCACCTTAAGACCTCTATCGGATAGAAGAAGATCAATAAGCTGTTTCTCGGTCTTACCCATAACATTCTTAAGATCATATATATCAATAATAGCTTTCGCCTGCTCTGTCCGATACAGTAAATCGTATTTGGCGAAATCACGGGACGAATCAAGGTAATCAGAGTTCTTACCGTTTATCTTCTGTATAAGATCCTCATTATCCTTTATCCCCCATCCACGCTCTTTCATCATCTTCGTCATCTTATTGATATTAGCCACGCCCTCAACATGAGCGTCGTTATAAGCCTTGGCAAGACGTTGCCCTAACATGCCTAAGATAGCGTTCCCGCTATGTTCTAACGTCCCGAAAAACCGGGACATGACATTGATATCCTTATGGATGTTATTTATCAACTTCTTTATCCCATTCCAATATCTTTCCGGGATATTAAACATCCGGAGCTGTCCATCCAGCCAATCCTCGTTACGATCGCTACGAAGGGCGTTTATATCAGACATAGATGTCTCAGCCACCCGCAATATATCATCCATATCCTCTACCATGCCAACCTTGTTGTTGCCATAATAATCCGACGCCTGATTATTGACGAATCCACGAAGATTCCTAATTAACGGTACTATCTCCCCATATACGTTATCGATAACCTGTATCGTCTCATAATCCAATCCCTTGTCGCTCTTACGCAAGCTACTGGCAACAGTGACCAAATACTCCACCTCAGCCTTGGCGGTCGCTATGACACTCTTGGTGGATAACAGGTTGTTGTTTTTATTAAGCTCACCCCCGACTTGTCTCACCTTCTCGCCTATATCACGAAGAAGGGAGATACTCTCACCGATCCTCTGGCTTTGGCTTGATCTCATCCTCTGCAATCTGGTGTATAGCCTTTCCAATGACCTACCGTTCTTGATCAACTTATTAGCCACGTCAACGTCCGATAACGAGTACATGAGATGATCGCTATCCTTTAGCAGAAGCACGTCAAAGGCGCTTGGATCATCAGCTAACGCCGACTCCTTTATCCTGTCAAGTACCTTATTTAAATCCGATCTTTGGCTGGAGAAGAAATTACGTATAGCTCGTACCATCCTGCCAAACAAGGAGAGCTGGGCGTCCTCGGACGAGGTCAGATCCTCTACCGCCTGTTCCATGCCCGGCACGAACCGCTGGGCCAACGTCTTACCTAGGATCTCCCGCTTCACCATCCGATCCAGCTCCTCTCCTTGGTATTCCTTCCCATACACCTCATAGTAACGACCAGCGAACTGATTCCATAACGACGTGCCGACAACAGAATCCAGCACCTCGTCAATCTCCTGTTGGTTACGATAAGTATCGACCAAGAAATGAGCCACCTCCTCATTGAGATCCTCTACCGTAGCCCCCTCAGCCAAGGCGATAACCCCATTGGCCATATCAGATAACGCCCTAGCCGAAGGATCCACGCCATTACGCATCTTATACTTATCCATATACTCAGACATACCCATCACACGGATACCTAACGTGGATAAGATATTGGTAATATCGGTTCTATTCTGAAGATCCTCCGCCTTCTCATTCTCGATAACCCCACGGACATTGCTTCCGTACAAAGCGTTATCCTCCATCATCAACGACAAGGCCAGCTCCATGAACCCATCATACTTGTTATTAAGCTCCTCAAACTTGCCTTGCCTTAACATACCCTTGATCTCCGATCTGCTTACCGTAACCTTCTCCCCGGACGTAGTGATAAGATCAAGATCATTACTTATCTCCGTATCAAAACCTATAGAACCCAATGCGTTCATTTCGGAGGACTGACTTCCAAATCTATTTCTAAGACTAGAGAAGGCATCCATAGCGTTATAGATCTTAAGACCATCAGAATTGCCGGCTCCAGTAAGATAATATCTATCCCCTAGCCTTATACGTTCCCCACTCAACATACCTTTCTTGATAAGGTAATTAACAAACCCTCCACGGGTGCTTATATTAGAGTCTGAGCTAATACCAAGGATCGGGATGAATGACTCGCTGTTATTAAGGGTTATTGAGGAAGAGCCAAAGGAGATGTCAGTCGTGCCAGACGGGATGTCGCTCTCCTCGACACTGCCGGCCAAGAACCCGGCCTCGACCCGCCCACCGGACGATCCTTTTATGGCGTTGGCGTAAGATTCGTGTATCTTGCCGTCATCCGATCTAAAGAACAGGCGAGGCTCACCGGAATCATATACCAATCTTGAAGATGGAGGAGTATAATTCTCAATATTATTTAACGGCAAGACATTGCCAGAAAATATGATCTCCCCGTCTATACTTCCGCCTTTCACTCTAATATTAGGTCGTTGCCCGGTAAAAGCGCTTTCCACGGCCTTCCATAACATACGGGCTGTCTCCTTAATGTCTATATTCTCCCTGATAGCCCTTATATCATCCCATGACGCCTCTTTCAGTATCGTGTCGCCAATATTATCCTCATTTATGGAATCCAAATCCACCTCCTGTACCGTGGATGTATCTACCACCGCCATATCACTGACCTCACCTACCTCTCCGGAAGTAAGATAAGCCACGACATTGTCGCTATTCCCAAGGCTTCTGGCCAACGCCGGGGCGTCCATATCACTTATGGCAGACAAGACCTTGGCTGACATAAGTTGTCCCCACTCGCTAGCGTTAAGTCTGGCACTTATGGATCTGGCGGCCTCCTTATTCCTTGGCACGGACTTCGTCCAGTCACCGAACTTAGACCTAAACTTATCGTTATAAATAGTCATATAAGCTTCAGCGGCCTTATTAAGGTCACTTACGGCGGCTATACCCGCTATCTTATCGAACAAGGTGGATACCTCGCCGGAAGGGGTCAAGACACGGGTTATCTTACCCTCCTTATTCCTTTTAATTACGCAACTCGACATAACTTCATGTTTTTGACAAAGATAAACAAAAAGCCCCCACAAATAAGCGGAGGCTGATATTCTTGTGTTCCTTATATAATTTATGGCTTAATCCGTATTCTTACTATTGATGAACTCACTAACGCAATCACCAGCAAAGCCGGCTATATATGCTGCGTGTTCATCCTCTCCAACCTTAAAACCAAGAGACATATTGCAAAACTGACATACGCTCATTGCTATATGGAATGACTCGTGACATATATTTCTCATTATTAAATCATCGTCGCTCGAAAAATTCCAAAGTATGGCGAATTTATCGTCATCGTCCCTATCCCTTACCAAATTCGCGAAAGACGCCTCCTTGTCCATATCATCCTCATCTCCCCATTTCCCCTCGTGTTCAGGCTCCATATTTTCGAAACGATCACACAATGTCTTATAATCCAATCCAACCGTGATAATCAACTTCAACGGATATATCACGAAATCAAACTCCATCTCTCTCATAAACCCCTTAATTTTTCTACAACCTCAAAACACATCTTACACTCAATCCTACGATACAACTGCCTTACGCCATCTATCGTAGTCCAATAACGACCACCCTCACGGTGCAGGAACTCGCTCATGACCTTAGTGTCAGCCACATCATGTGGGTCGTATGAGTCAAAACATAACTTACATATATCGTCAAGATCAAAATAAGTAACCTTATTATACGATATACAACGGATTTGTCTCCCATCAGGAATCTGAACGTCGAAAACATTTAGCTCTTCCATTTTTTCAATCAATTACAATTTCCTCAATAATAGAAATAGGAACATTCACGCATACTCCTATGGTTTTCAACCCACATCCGTTACGTCTATTCTCCTGAATCTGCTCCTCTGATAAAGGGGTCTCGATACTACAATACTTTGTAGTATTTTCTTCATAATCATTCTCATCCTCCTTATAAGGTCTATAAAGAACGATATCTCCAGCCTTAGCAGCTAACATAACAATACCATGAACGTCTTTTTTTGATCATGCCGATTTTACCTTCATAACCATGATTCTTGATCAGATTAATGTGTTTTCTTATATCCATATACATAAAAATATGGGATACATATCCCATCACAGACCTGTATCCCCTTATAATAAATTAGCGACGAAAAGCATGGTGATGGACATGCGCCACAAATGTAATTACATTTTTTGTAAAAACAAACAATTGTAATATTTAAATGTCACGAATAAGCCTTACACTATAAGCGTCACCTTTATACGCTCTGCTTGCAATACCGCTATCGGTATATATCCTCCATCCATATCCACTGCTATTCTCCGAACTAGACCAATACCTGCCATTAGCGTCAAGCTGTTCTCCACCAATAGCGGATAGTGCGTTATTTACACTCGTCAAATTCATCCATATTAACGCAAGTTGTGGTAATGATGGAATATACCAATCATCAAAACCCTTAGCGTCAGGACTAGCTAAAAATGTGTTAAGCAAATACCCCATTGTGGGATAATAAACTTGTAAAATACCGGAGTCAATCACGCCCTTTAGCACTTCAGAATTAGATTTCCCTTCCCAGTCTGATAATGCTCCCGATGTCCATAAATTAATATCAGGAGAGAGTTTGGGATTCTGATAGTATTTACATGATTCTGATCTTAGGCAACCGCTTTCATTACTGCCATCCACATTTATATAACTTGTAATGCCAGCCTGATCGATACCATTTCCACCCCAATAAAAATATTTATTATTACCATCTGACCATGAGTTTTTATAGCTTTCATTAGATGTCTCATTCTTTTCAATCATGAATTTTTTACCTTGATCATCCAATACAATCCCTATACAGTCTAATGATGGGATATCTGTTACACCTCCGTCAGGTTTAACATAAGATATTATACCTTTATCCATGCATGCACATGGGGCATTGCTCTTCAACACCCCATACACCCGGTTGTCGCTAGTCAACCATCGTTTGCCGTCACTGGTCACATAAGCCTGACGATATCCTTCTTGGTTTACGGTAAGCGTCTTCTTAACACCTTTAGATGTTGTTATCTCTAACTCAAGAGTTCGATCAAGACCTTTATTCATCACCGATCCAAAGGAAACCGCCGCATCCCCACTCCCGGCTCCCGGGCTAACGGTCAGAGGCTGGTCCGTCACCTCGCCTACCCCGTCCTTCCAATTAATATTCAAATCATTAGCCATAGTTGTATTATTTTTGTTCTATTGCAAAGATAGCAAAACAAATAAACCCCAACCGGCTTTAGTCGATCGGGGTCTGAGTAAGCGAAAAGAAACTGATTATCGTCCCATCATTCTCAATACGGTTCTAGCCGCAGCTTGCGCCCATGTCCAGCTGTCATTAGATGTTACGTTAACCGTCTGTTGAGTACCATTTACATCCAAGTTAATAGTCTCCTTGTCAAGCTCGATAGTAGAGTCTCCAGCGGCTTGCGTTACCGTCACGTTGGCTATCTGGCCACCAGCGGCAGTTACCTTCAATGTAGCTGTCAGTTCCTCGATCGTGACGTTGGCCGGTACGTCCGAGATCGTGATGCTCCAAACGAACTCGCCAGCGGCTCCGGGATCGTCGGCGATAATCGCTCCGTTAGCCGTAGTCTTTCCAGCCGCCGTGTAGTTAGCCGGGAGCTGTAACGTAAGCCCGTTCTCCTTAGCCGGCGTGACCGCGAACGTAAGCTTAGTACTGTTAGACTTACCGGTGATGGTAACATTACCACCTGTCTTTTGTACGGAAGCGTTAGGGCTGTCTGATCTTACCACCTCAGCAGCCGCTGCCTGATTAACTACCAACGCCTTCTTAGCCCCGCCGTTCGTGGTGACCGTAAGGTTGATAGTGCGTTGAAGACGACCGGTGTGTTTATCACCGGAGAAATTAACCGCTTGATCTCCTGATCCTGATACCGGGTCTACGGTTACGAAACCGAATTTTCGTGATGCCATACTTAAATATATTTATAAATGTCCTTTTATTATGCCAAAAATAACTTATATAATGTTAGCCATAAAATATGGGGGGGGTAGATAGCACTACGACTACACCCGCTCCACGTACAGACCTATTAAATCCTGTAGATTATGGCTGAGAGGAGTTCCGCTATCCCTAGTACACTTATACACATCAGCGTTCTGAATGTAATACTTATCCTTGAATATCTCCATTGGAGGGAAATACGGGATAGGATCCCCTATAGTACCGGCATGTTCCTTATCAATAACCTTATACAAGGAAGCCGTATTTAGTCCGGGTTCCCATTCCTCCGACAGCGTATGTTGTTGGATAACCTCATAAAGGATATCCGTATCCTCCTTAACCACCCTAAGACAAAATCCGGTATCCACGGGTAGCCCGAACTCCGCCCCTTCTTGTCCCCATATGGGGAATAGGACCTTAACATCCAATTTATCGTTAGAGGATAAGGATAAGTCTTTATTATTAACCACCATTTTAGAAAATTTTACAGCCACCTTCTGAGGATCAGATGCGTCCTTCTCCTTCGCCTGTTGCTGGACGTATGCTGTGGTGACACTTATCTTGTCTGGATATCCGGATTGGACATCAATAGCCCTTGCCTGCTCTACGGTAGTGGCTAGATTGATCTGCTTTTGCTTGTCCCCTAACGCCGACATAAGATCATTATCATACTTATCCATCATCCCGATCAAGATCTTGCCTTCCGTTATATCGAATTCCAGACCCATGATCGTTATCTTGCCAGCTATAGCCCCATCAGACAAGGCGTTACGTCTATCATGTTCAGGAATATAGATATTCTGATCATCCAAGAAGAACTCATATAGATTTCCGGTCTCATAAGTTCTTATCTCCTCGTATTTAACTGATTTCTCCTCATTAAGAAGCCTTGACTCATCCAGCTTAGCCTCGATAATCTCCTTGACAGTAGCTTTAGGATTAGCCTCCTTGAACGCCAGTTGCTCCTCCCCAAGCTCTATCCATGGGGCGGGAATACCTTTGGAGTAATCATCATAACTATAGCCCTTGGCGTAATTATCGTCAAGAGGCTCATCTTGAACCAACATCTTGGGATATATCTCCCTGTTTATATATGTAAAACTCATAGCTTTTAATCTTGTTCTTTAACGGCGATGCTATACTTGCCTGAAGCGTAACACCAGATATTTATCTCGAAAGGCTTGTTAGCCGTAGTGGTTATAGAAGTTCCGCTCATGCTGACATAATCCCCGGAATTAGGTATCGCTTGGGTGAAAGCCGCTGAGGGGACACACCTGATCATCAGCTCCTCCCCTATCTGCATCCCTGACTGCACGGATAGGGTGGTAGCGGCTGATAACGTAGCCGTGATACTTCTCTTGCTAATAGGCAGGTTAGCTAATGTCGTGACCGTATTAACCCCTATAAGCCTGTTCATGGTCTTCTTATCGGCGGCCGCCATCAAACCGTTAGTAGACTCATTGGCCACGGCATATGTCGTGTTAGGAGGTGTAGCCCAAGTGCCATCTCCACGCATGAAACTGGATGCGCTTCCATTAAGCTGTCTCAATAAGCCGTTAGCTGTAGTAGAGGCTAATCCGTATGTGGTATTGGTAGGCACTACCCACGTTCCATCACCACGAAGAAAAGATGCCTGCTTGCCAGCGGCTGGGGCCGGTACCAATCCCGCAGCACCAGCCGCCGAGGCCGTAGCCGCCTTCATATTGGCGTAGGTAGTATTCGTATCCTTATAATAGGGGATACCACCGACAATAGGACAAGCCGTATATCCAGAGGCGTTTGTCACGGTACTGCCGTTCTTGACCAATCCTGTGGACCCGTTAGCTCCTACAACACCATACGTTGTATTAGTATCCGTCCAAGGCACGTTGACATACATCTTACCACTACTATCCAGCTCTACCGGATAATTCTTACCGTTCTCAGTATATCCGATCATCACCAATCCTAATGTCGTGGTATTGGCCTTGGAGTATGTGGTATTTGTCGGAACCACCCACGTACCATCGCCACGAAGGAAAGAGGTTTGCTTGCCGGCGGCCGGAGCGGGTACCAATCCCGCCGATCCTGCGGCTGAGGACGTTGCTCCTCCCATGTTACTATATGTGGTGTTAGGAGGAGTTTGCCATGTCCCATCACCACGAAGATACTTGGCTTGCGCTCCGGCGGCAGGTGCGGGGACCAAACCTGCCTTTCCCGCCGCTGAGGCAGAAGCGGCTCCCATATTGGTGTATGTCGTGTTGGTATCCGTCCACGGAACATTCACATACATCTTACCATTTCCGTCAAGAGCTACCGGATAATTCTTCCCATTAGCTGAGTACCCGATCTTAACAAGACCCAGATTATCGCTCGTGGCCTGTGAGTATGTAGTGTTATTGTCAGTCCAAGGGACATTGACGTACATCTTGCCATTAGCCAAGAGCACAGCGTAGTTCTTTCCATTAGAAACATAGCCGATCTTAACCAATCCTAAGGTGTCGGCCGTGGCTTCATTATACGTTGTGTTATTATCCGTCCATGGAACGTTGACGTAAGCGTTGCCGGACGAATCCAGTTGCACCTTATAGTTCTTCCCGGAAGTCGTATATCCCACCTTAATACCGCCAAGAACGGTAGCGGAGGACGTGGGAGGTGTGAAGGTACTTGGTTTGCCCGTAACCCCGGACCAAGGCACGGAGGAAGCCTGACTGGCCGTGTAAGGCTCATACCCATCCTCACTGTTTAATTTAGACTCGTCTTTTATCAGATACATCTTACCTGTAGACGCGACCTTTACCGTATCACCACTTTGAGCCGTAGCGGTGGTAAGGGCGAATCTAGCCGTATCATTAGCTACCACGACCAATCTCTCCAAAGCCGCCTTAGGTAACCTATCTATGCTGATGGTTCCGGACGCGATCTTAGAGGCATCAAAATTGGCCAATGTCGTGGAGATAGTCACATTGCTTCCGAAGTCCGATGAGACACTACCGGTAACAGCCCCGGATAGCGCTATGGTCCTAGCCGCCTGTAATTTCGTGGCGGTAGGGGCATTATCCGTCTTAAGAGCATATTTGGTAAGATCAATATCATTAGCCTTATCCAGAAGCTGCTCTATCTGATCACCATTGTATTTACCTTGAAAATCTGCCATATTACACTTATTTTTTGCTCAAATATAGCTATATACATACACACCAAGAAATATAGGGGGGGGGGAGATACGGGTAAGCGTCAGAAACCGCCGTCCCCATGCAGGAATCCGCTACGGAATATAATAGCCTTGTCTTTAAGTTTCTGGACAGACCCCCATTCCCATTCACCCTCACAAGGCTTAACGACATACTTATTCCCCCATGTCTTAAACTTCCTCTCTATAACAAACATCTCTGGGTCTTTTAAGACATGGAAGATACTTCCGACAGGGAAATACTTATCAGTTCTCAATATAACTCGATGATGTCTCTCGTCATATTCAGGATCGCCTACGATACGTGCCTTATAAAACTGGAAATCATTTAACGTCTGATCCACTGGCTCTATCCAATAATACCCCTTACCCATTGCAGTTTGTATTTAATTATCTATATTTGCGGTGTAGTAACTCATAATGTTTTAAGTGATTTTCAACCAAAGGGGAAGGGTGTCCGTGAGGATGCCTTTTTTCATTCCCGCCCACCCTTCCTATGAACAAAAGATCCACCTCGAACAAATGTAATCATAATAAGGCTACGATCAAAAAGAAACCCTATCGGTATTCTATTGCCGACAGGGTTCTCCAACGTTGTATCAAACCTAAATCATATCACTCCATTTGATTGTGTCACCGACGAAGCACCGCACCGCCAGATACCTTACGAACGCCGTCCCTTCCGGGGCGTCAGGGTCTTCCAGATAAGCCAAGACAGCCTTGACTATTTTCTGGTCGCAATCCAATACCTTAGGAAAGTAGTCGCTATAGAACATAGCGAACAGGTATTGGATATCTCCCCAAGTGGCGTTATCAGGTTTCTTGGCCCCGCATTTATCGAACATCTGCTTAGCGTCCTCCATCGTCCATCTTCTCTTGGATCCGTCAGCGTTAAGCATCTTGTCGGCGGCTTCCCTAGCCAACTCCTTGGAAAAGTGATATCCATGAGTGTCTATGTACCGCTTATAATCCGGGTCATCAGCGTCTGCTCCTCAGTAGTAACGACTTCTACGACCTCTACGCATGTAAGGATCCATGCTATCGTACTCGTCACGGATCTCACGCTCGCCGAACCAGCCCTTGCGATACATCTCGTCCTCCCGCTCATGGTGCTTTTGACGTTTCTCAAGCTCCCGCTCGTTACGTTCCAGCTCCCTCTCACGTCTCTCAAGATTACGCTCACGACGCTCCAGCTCCTCCATCATCCCGTCACGATCCTTGCCATAATGGTCATATACCCCGCCATCATAACCCATGTACGTGCCGTCAGAACGACGGGAGCGTCCTCTACCGCCTCTTCGATCATAGATCTCATCATCATATTCCTCTTGGCCATTGCCTAAATCTATAACTCTCATATTAACCTAATTTTTTAATTAACAACTCTTTTAACTCATCGAAAGAAGACCCCATCCTATCGACCTTCTCCTCAAGATTCTTAATCTTTCGGTCTTGATCCTTAGTCTGCTTAAAAGTGGGATTGATATCTTCCAAGATACTGTCGCATGCCTCTATGATCTCCTTATTCTTATCCACGCTATTCACGATATCCGTACTGGTTCGTTTCATGGCGTTCAGGTGGTTCATTATCGGATCCACGGAGCAGGCTAGCGTAATGCCGTTGGCCATAGCCACGTTCTGATTCTCTGGAACTACGTATGTCATAGACTTCCCGTCCACCTCTATAGTAAGGTCCATAACCCGATCTTGCAGCTGCTGGTACTGACCTAGCTGGGATTGGGCGAACCTAGGTTCCGAGACGTTAACCACCGTACCCATAAAGAATTTAGGAACCCCTGAGGTGTCCAACGTATAAACCTGATATCCTTTCTTTAAATCCTTAAACATAATAACGATCTTTTTTAATGGGAGGGAGGTTACCCTCCCTATTCTTTCTTAGTAAATTCACGCGCTAGGGGCCGTAGCCGTATGACCTAACATCCTGAACACGCCGGTGCATTTGTTGTAATACACGAGATGCTCGGTGTAAGCCCCTACTACAGGGTCACCAGATGCCACGGGAGTCGTAATATCCTGCCCTGTCATATGTGCCCCAACCTTATCCACTATAGGTGTCTTGTTGACGATAACCCCGGCGTTGGATACCGTAACAGGGGTGGTGGTGGATAAGCCGGACGGGAGGACGATCGTGGCCGGATAATCAGCCTCGGTCTCAGTTACCGGATGACGGACTTTCCATAACAATATCCCCTCTGGAGGCAGTGAGTTCCACTGACACGGATTGATGCCAAAATCAACCGTAGGTTCGGCCGCAGAAGCGTCAGATACCTTTCCAGTAGTGGCTACTACCGAGATACCTCCCCTATCAAGACGGTAGGAGGCGAATGAGCCGATCATATATCCTCTGAAATCAGCCATATTGTCCCCCTTTCTTATAATACGGCGTTAGTAGTGCCGCAAGCGCATCCACATTCGTTAGCCACCCTTACGGTAGGAGCATAGCAGCAGCCCGGGTTCTGTACGACGTAAGCCGGAATCGGAGCCTTTGGAGCTAACTGGCTAACAATGTTCTGTGTCTGTTGTTGGGTGATGGCGGAAGTAGCCAAAGCCTGTTTCTCCTCACGAAGCTGTTGGATAGTATTCTGCATCTCACGCATCTCAAGTTGACAGAACTTGTCATTGATGATCTGGGTCTGAGCGTCGATCTTAGCCGCCAATACGTTGGTATTGGAATTAGCTGACTGGATGACGTTATTGAACCCGTTCGTCAAGTTGTTCTGTAACACGTTGGTCTGTCCGGTAATAGCCAATTGATTCTCATATCCTTGACGTGTGATAGCGTTCTGGATATTGCAACCCATCGTATCCAAGGAATGTTGAACGTTATTGAAACCACTAGCCATAGCGCTTTGCAAATTGCAGCAGCAAGAGCTAATTTGGTTACCGATCTCACATCCTTGTTGCTGTACGGCGTTGATAACGGCTTGAGATGTCATACCTACCTGACCAGCCACCTTATCAATAGCGCCTTGTACATTACAAATAGCATTTTGTAATTGAGATGTAGAACAGTTAAGGGCGTTAGAAATCTGATCAATAGCGCTTCTGTTACCTTGGATAGCCTGCATCAATAGCTCACGGCCATAGTCGTTGTTCAATTGAGCCGGAAGACCGTTAGCGCAACAATCATTTCCATTACCACCAAAACCATTTCCGAAACCACGTCCGCCCCATAACCAGAATAGGACGATGATCCACAACCACCAGCCGTTAGCCCCTCCGAACTGGTCTTGGTTGTTACGACCGTTCATCAACGCAGCGACTAAATTCGGATCCATCTTATTACCACCCAAAAGGCTGGTAAACATACCCGGAATCATAGATAATAAACCATTAGCGGCGCTACCGCTCCCGGAACCCATGCCGTCTAACAGCACGATTTTGTCTCCACTTGTACCCATGTCTATTTATTTTTGAATTAATAATAACCCCACCTGATAGTGGGCGTTACAAAGTTCAAAAATTAATAATCCTAAGATCGTGATATATGTCATCATCAAAGCACGTCATGTCATGCAATTGGTATTAATAAGAACCGGTACAAGACAAAAAATCCGGAACGTATCACTACGGCCCGGATTCATGCAAATCTATAAATTCAATGTTTCAATGCTCGAAAGAAAACGTCTCACGACGTCAAAGAGAGATTAACTACACGAAAAATCTCGCATCAACTTATTTGTATTAGCAGTGTATTCATTAACTATCTTACTGGATGAGGGATTATCCTCTATCCTTGACAGGCGGTTATCGTCACTCCTTACCGTAACGTCACCCATCCTTCGTACCATGTTTTCTTGATATGATGATGGATCGGAGTATATAAGATCATCAACGAACCTGTATATCGCACCATCAACCGTCTCACCTATCTTCTCATATAAGCCGGATTGGAATGACACGAAATCATCATACCTCCCACGAGCCAAGAACGAACCGTCCGGTCTCGCCTCGACGCCGCCGTTGACCTCCCGGAGCAGGCCCGGATTCCTTTGGTACAGATACCTATAAAACCCGGCATCCATCATCCTATCCTGTCTATCCAGATAGAAAAGGTTTCTCATGCTACTGTCACCGGACTCGATAGCCACGTCAAACAGAAGATCCCTTACCTGACCTTCCGGCAACGACATCTCCATGCTTTTTAACGTACTTCTGTCATGGTGGTTCAAAGATACATTATAAAATCCATTAAAATCAAGGAAACGTAAGACATTATTATATAAATCCGATTTTTTTAACCTTTCCTTGATCTGGATCTTCCTCAACGATGTACAGGATTTGATAAAATCCCGATCCTTTCCCTGCCTAGCCTCGTATCTCCTGAACTCCCGATCAATATCGACATCATCCATCTTAGGGGTTACGGGATGCTGATATATTAATCTGGTAAGGATCATGTTCTCAGTATTCGAGGATGAGATGTTGGACATAACTAGCTTCTTTATGTTATCCTTGATCACGTCAATATCGGATCGAGAAGCCCCGGCAGGAACCACGCCAGCCGGCAAGTACGAGGGCCGCTCTATCCCGATATCGGCCAACATCTCATAGGGCTGATCGGTGTCGGTTATCGGGGCTGTGTTGTGGTACGTATTCCTACCCATATACAACATGCTCCTATCATACATATCGGAAGGGGATGTATTCCCGGACCTTACATACACCATCCTATCACCGGTAGAATAAGTATCCTGAACCTCGTATATCGGATTCCCTTTTCCTGTTATCCTATCAAGATCGGAGATAAAGCTATCGTATACCGAATTGCCGGCCTGTATGGAAGATAACATGACATCCAGCGACGCCATAAGATCACGGATATCCTCCGGTCTGGATATAACCATCTCATCACTGATCGCCTCGCTTATATCCACGCCCATGTCGGCAAGATCCATAGCTATGTCATACAGACGTCCGGAAACGTCCTTGATGTCCTTAAAATCATCCATATCGATTATCTCCCCAACCTTACCCCTTAGGGCTTTCATGTCCTTAGGCGTACTGATATACGGTATGGTGCTATTGGAGCATGAGTCGGTAATCGTATTCCCTTCCTGATCCCTAACCTCCATACGGGTCATATTACGATACGTGTCATACATCCGATCTGCGTAATCCTGATCCTCCTGATACCGGAATGCCAAGGAAGGGTATGGGATGGAGGCGAAAGCCTGATCGAACTCCCGGCGGTCACTGATACCGCCTACCGCCCTCATGATCGTATCCCTTACCTCTATTGGATTCAAGACCTTTCTCTTCCCTAACGAGTCATATGTATCCTCATATATCATATAATCATCACCAAGACCTGACTCGGAGGATAGGAAATGCATATCCTTCTCATTAAGATCCCCGTCAGACATAAAATCGACAACCCTCCTCATCATATCCCTTACCCGCTCATACGCCGATCTGTTGGTCATGATATTATCAATCTCATCGGCGTCATACATCCCGGATCGCTCAAGATTGTACCTATTGAGAAATATATCACCACCGGAGAGGAAATTGGATATGATCATATCATTAAGATCGTTGATATTATCGACTCCCAAGGAAGTAAGGGTGTTATTGATATCCTTAACCTCATCGGCCATGAAATTGCCAGCGAAATAGTTCTTCCGCTTGATAAAGGACATGACATCATCATACCTAGGTTCCCCATTACTATCCAGATCATATTCTGATGACATGGACATCCAGTCGCCAAAGAAGGACACGAAGTCGGGGGAGTAGGCCGTACCCCAGACCGATAAGGCCTGCTTCTGGTCGCCCAGCACCTCCATAGCCCTTTGGTATAACCCGGATGGTTGGTCGTTCGGGGCAAGGACATTATCTATCCCACCCTCCTTATTTTTTATAACATAACAAGATCGTCCCATTACTAAATCGTTTTGACACAAAGATAGAAAATCCCGCCTACTCTCACGAGCGGACGGGGTACTAAATAACAACATAATAACAAACCTTATTATCAAATATATTAAATTTTATATTTTGTATATTTATTATCTTTTACTCATTGTAATAAAAATTAACCCGTTTCAACAGATATCAAGCCATGGCTGACATATCTTAATTTCTTATAAGAGATATTCCTTTCGTTGTTCCCATCTATATCTTTTATTTTAAATTGTCCAGAAAGCCTTCTTGCGTAAATAAAACGCTCTTCTCCTTGAAACATCACCTTATCAAACAGCTTGAACCCGAAAACCTTAAAAGGAGATTGATTCATCCTTTTCTTACCTCCTTTAGAAATTTTCATCTTATGAATCTGTCTGTTATGACGACGAACTAATTTCCGTTTGTAATAATATCCAAGCCTATATGAATCAAAGTTTCTTGAAATCACAAAAGCGTCGGATACATGGGATTTTTCAATCCCATGGTTTATGCGATCGTGTTTTGTTATGTATCCGAAAGTCATCTTGACATTTGGATACAAAGATTTCAACTTGTTATATAATCTCCATTTCATGATCCCCATTACAGCTGCGTCACGAAGCGAGGTAGATCTTTTCACTTTCAATTTGATTTTACCTTTATGAAACTCCTTATGGCAGGTTTCACACAAAGTAATCAAATTGGATGGTGAATCTCCTCCTGTCTTCCTTGACTCAATATGATGGACATTAAGAATAGGATCTTTTGACTTACCCTTACAATGCTGGCACTTATGTCCATCCATTGCCAAGACATATTCCCTTACATTCCAAAATCCTAATTGTTCACCTTCCTGATACTCTTTACCTGATATCTCTGGATTCTTGATTTTCTGGGTATCAAATTGGGCTACCTCAATAATCAGTTTTGAGACAGGTAGTATAGAATATACAAAACCGATAATCCTAATATGAGAATCAATCTTCTGCCGGATTGATGGAGCTATCCATTTATCCTTCTTGTATTTTACTCTATTATTGAATCTTGGCTTCCTATATCTCAATCTATACCTTCTAGCCCTCCTCAATTCCCTTCTTGTCGATAGAAGATCAACAACATCACTTCTTAGAATAACCTCACTCGCGTAAAGTTCCTTGCTTTTCGTTGTCGCTGACAAACCAACGTGTTTTGTACCTGCGTCAACGCCTAACGTAATCTCTTGCTTGTAACCGGTTGTATCATACAAAAGCCTGATCGTAAAAGGGCAAAGATTCACTACGGTTGCTTTATTTGCCTTAAGCAACCTTCTTACCTTCCCATGCCTTGTAGTAGGCATCAAAGGCTTACCATCTATATCCTGTACATAAACCATTTACAATCAACAATTCAATAAAATGTTTATTCAACATAAATCAGGGTAAAACCCTGTTAGTACCCATCGCCAATGTTATTGAAGGTTTTATATAGGCAACACTGGAACCCAAATACAATCCCTGTTTAATCACCTACCTTAGAGCTACGGACTTGGATAAACATCCGTAGGTAACTATATATTCTCAAATAACGTAGCCTCTGTTTCAAGACTTAGGCTAATACCCGGCCAGTAAACTGGATATATAAAACATTTTTATATATTATTACGGGTACAATCTGATCTACCGAGAACCCTACCTTTTAATTCCAAGAACCTAGACATCCATTCCCTAGATATCTTAGACACGATCCACTGGAATCCCTTAGGAGTCACATAAACAGTGTTAGTTCCATAAAACTCATCATCATCACGATATCTATAACGAGCGTAACCACGATCTATCATCCTTTGGGAAAGCAACCACCTCTTACCGGTCTTAGCGAAGAACTTATTATCCTCAAGCAATATACGAAGATTCTTCTCAGCTATATCATATCCATGAGCCTCTAGCTTTTCCCGAACCTCTCTGATCAACATATCTGTCTCTTGGGCTATTTCGGCTGTCTTAGCAAACTCAACCATAGGAGCCTGTTCTTTGATGATGTTATCAGATATCCTTTTAGCCTCTAATGCAAGCTTAGCTTCTTTTTCAGCCCTTTCTCTAGCTTCCACCTCATCAGCATACATCCGTAAAGCCTCCGAATAGCTAGATGGTATTTTATTTATCACTTTATGAAAAACATCCCTGTAAACATTAAACACAGATCTAACCTTTCTAGCTATAAAATACTCCATACAAGATATAGAAATCATATAAACATTTACAGGTCTTCCTACTGTTATATTTTCGCCATTTGTGGCTAAAATCTCATAATCAATACCTTGCATAAACTGATCGCTACTTACTAAAGCTCTAACAGCTTTTTCCTTAGCCGAATAAACCAATGGCCATACATCATCTAAATTAACAGGAAATTTATCACCAAGTTTACTTAGATTTAAAACCTTTTCAAAATACGATCTGATAGATAAATCATCACTCAAAACAATATTACACATAATACAAAAAAACAACGAGAGCCACCAGCGTCCGTTACTCCACCGGTGACTCTCATTTATCGCCTACGCCTAAGCGATATTAATATCTTCTTCTGGTCTAGCAACGGATAGACACCGCAAATATAGACACTTATTTTAAAACAGCAAACAAACAGGAGATATTTTTACAAAAAATGTAATCAGTCACATTCCTCTGTCATATATAGAGCATAGCTATATCTATCCTCTATCATTGTTACCACCTTCTTGATATCAGATAAAGTTAGTTTCTTTATCTCCATATTCCTGCTATCCATTCTGACAAAAGAGCCCTTGAACTCCTGCTCGGTTATGGCGTCCAACCTAAATAGATTGTATTTTATAAGTAACTGGCTTACGTCAAATATCAGGATATTAAGATCAATATCATCCTTCAACTCATCAAGAAGATCACGCATCATGACCTTGATAGCATCAGTATCAAGTTCTAGTTTCTCAGCCTCTCTCATCAGCTTCTTGATGATGCCATTGTGCTCGATTATGATATTAGCATTATCATCATCGGTAGGCAGAAGTACATCCATCGTACATTTTATACCAACCTTATCACTAAGCCTTTTATTGAACTCAGTCATATAGTCAAAAGCCTGATCCCTGCTTAAAGCGTATGTATGATCAAGCAACTGCTTTTGTCTGACATTGACAAAATAGTTACTGGTGTATAACATCATCAAGACCTTTACTCGCTGGATGCGTAGGTCTTGCATAATCTTTCGGTGTAAAAAAGCATCTAATTGCACGTTATTAAAATCATTTATTTTATTTATTAAATTCACATTCATATCACAAAATGTTTACTCTAACCGGGTTAAACGCCAACCCACTATCGATTATCCTACCGACGTAAGAATCACCGAATACTTTTCTTCCGATTCCAATAGCCCCGTTGATATCAGCGTTAATAAGCTTTCCTATAGAGCTTTGGAACAATCCACGTTTCTTTCTTTTGCCTAAGTAAACATCATGCTTTCCCAACTTTTCAAAAGCCAGATGATCCACTTTGGAGGTATAGGATTCCTCGTGGACTTGAAGGATGATCCCAACTAATTTACATTTGTAGGAAATTTTGTCAATGAGTTTAGAGAACGGGATCTCTACGAACTTCTGGTTTATTCTCTTCCCTAGATTTATCCCATTCTTCCATCCTCTATTCAAACCCACAACAAGGTTTCCAATATTGTTTTCAATACAAATATTTACAATATATCTGCTAACCTTGTGAATCTTGTCATCTATCCAAAAATTCCTATAATTATTTAGCCGTCTAAGTCTCTTTGAAATTCCCTTGTCTCCGATGTAAGACATCAATCTAGCTCTCTTCTTATTATACCACTGATTGAAGGACTTGATAATCTTGCCGTTTACAATGAAAGGCCTGATACCTACATTGCTTATACATGTACATAAATTATTCAATCCCAAATCAATCGAAAGAACATTATCCTTATCAAGACTCAGATTATGTTCTTCCTTTTCGTAAATAACCTCTACCACATAGCATGTAGCTTGAGGGATTATCCTAACCTGACATAATTTGTTATCTCCTATGTTTGTTTTGATTGGCTGGATTATGTTTTTGATAAAATGGATGTAACCATCACTCTTAAGCCTGCAAGCAGAAGTCGTAAAGACTACCATATTCTGCTTCTTGCCTCGTTTGTACTTTGGTAATTTAGGTTTCGAATTGAACTTAGAAGGACTCTTCTCATATTCCTTCTTTGATCTAACCCAAGACTTTATTACCGAAAATACTTGAGCTATAACTTGCTGAGATATGACCGATGGGAGACTTCTGAAGTCAAATTGATTCTCCTTACATAGTCTAGTAGATAAATCATATTCCTTTAGATATTCTTTATTGAAAATCCCTTGGCGAATATTATATAATACATAGTTGTATAGTAAACCAGATTTGAGACATATGCTCTCAAATCTATTATCTTTTACGATATGTCTTTCAACTAATCTCATTTTATTCGTTTATATCTTATCGCTTCAATATAAATAATAGTTACAGCATACCATATAATATAAAGAGTCCCCACCGGGGCCATCACACACCCGACAGGGACCAACTTTTAAATATCTTACTCGTCAGGTGATGGACTGACGCCGCGAAGATAAGTCAAGATATTTAATTTAGCAAGGATTTTCCGCCTCATTTTCTCCGGATACTACATTACCGTCGGAAACCAAAGACTTGTCCTCGGCAGCCTTCGTAGGCGAGACGGATCCCGATTGGAGACCAGACGGGTTGACGAACGGGGTCTCTGTATCCTCGAAGAACGTCTCATCCCTCCTAATACTCATCCTGAACTTAGGAGCTATGAAAGGATCGTTATTAAGATCAATGTTGATCGTAACGTCATTCATCAAAATATCCTCCTTAGTCCTGGAATCGCCTATCCACCCTCTTACGTCAGTAGTCATAGGCATCTTACTAGCCGCTTCCTTGACAGCCCCTAGCCGTTTCTTGATAACATCCACGTCTCCCGTCAACGGAATCATATATGTCTTATTATCCAACCCTGATCTGGCTATAGCGTTATTAAGATCCATTATATCATCAATACTTACGCCTCCGCCTAGACCCTCCGTAATCCTATCAGCCATCGATCCGATCATAGATGAAAATGATGATATATCCTGATTTTTCAATCTTACGGGGTACAGGTAATTTCTTCCATTTCCTGTCTTTATAGCTACAACCGGGATACGCGAATTTTTATAATTACCATACTTGTCCCTAACGATAGCCGTACAGAACGGGAATATGTTATACCTAATATTATCCTTCATCGTAACCTCCCCGTTCTCTATATATCCTACGCTCTCGACCTTACCAACCGTCTCATTGGTAAAGTCATTTTCGGATACCATCAACGTACCATTATCATCACTTATGCTAAAATTAGGTCTTCCTGGCAAAACACTGGTGACTGCGCCTACGAACGGTATATCAATCTCGCCAGCGACAGATCCCACATTATCCCTATACAACTCAAAGGCCATACTCCTTAAATCAGCGTTACTCCCTTTTGAGTCTGGATCATTGGCTTTTAGCACCGAGACAAAATTACCATCACTATCCACGATCTTAATAACCATATTATCAACCAGCTCTCTGTAAGCCGACTTAGTCTCATCAGAATTAGGATCAACGGCGTTAAGGCTATTGTATTTATCATACAGTCCCTTGGTATATGGATCTGACATATCCATCTTAAACCTTACCATATCACCCTTGCGAAGGCTAGCCGCTGCTTCCTGATTCACCGACTCGTTATTAGACCCAAACGTATCACCCGTATAATAAGGGACAATAGACCCATCCTGACCCTTGCGATACACCATGAACCAGTTGGAGGTCGATAAGGCGGTCTGCCGCCCCAGTATGACACCGGTAGCGTTCTCGAAAGCCTGAGCGTCATCCTCACTAATCATCCATCTTGAATGATTCTTGGACTCAATAACGCTGAACATGTTCGTCCCATCAGTAAAATCCATCACCATCTTATCATCCATAACATATTCACCGGGCGTGACGAGAGCCTTAAGCCCGGATCCCGCCATAAACCTGTCAAGCCTCATCCCTCCTACCTCATAATACATGACCCCACTGATCTCCCTCTTTTGAGCCATCAACACCACCGGATTCTGGGCGGCGTTGACCTCCGTCCTGCCGGTGGATGTCCCGGGTTCGCTCTCCGTGAGAACATCACCCATAGGTATAGACTTATCGTAATCCTTGACAACCATACTTCCATTATTATACAGCCTCATCCATTCCACGAATTGAAGAAGAGGATCATCAGAATAATTATTAATGATATCAATGGTCTCATTAAGTTTATCCTGATCAACTTCATTCCCGTTGTCAATATCATTCATAAGATCATTGTAAGTCTGTATAGCCCCCTTAACCTGATCCTGATCAAGACCATTAATGTTTATATCTATGATATCATCAATAGTATCTCTGATGTTATTTAAGACGTTATCGTTGGTATTTAACCTATCTATCATTGACCTAATCTTATTAAGCCTAGCTATAGGATTATCGCCAAACCCATTTACAAGATCATTGATACGATCCTTATTATTATCATATATCTGCCTCTCCCTAGGAGATAAGATATCCTCATTACCGTTCCATATCTTTATAGCTATATTATTGATTCTATCATCAGAAGGATTTATGATATCCTCATTATCAGGTACATTCTCAACGATACCGCCCTCATCAGCCTTGATGTCATTCTCCATAGATCTGGCGATCATATGATTATAGGTCTTGAACATAAATGCCTCGTCCTCTCCTATAAGACCATCTTGATAAGCCTTATCTATGGCCTGATCATTGGCATAAAGGGAATTAGCATCAGGATCATCGGTATTCCTGAAATCATACTTGCTGTCATCCTCCTCATAAGTCTTCCCCCATGCGTTCGATAATATCTTCATGAACCCGCGCTCCTGCGCCCGGATGAATCTTCTGTCACGCATACGACGAAGTGACTCGTTTATATTCTTATAAGCCACAAGATTATGACGATACTCGCTAAGCAACGCCATAGCCTCCTTATGATTATCAACCCCACGGATAGATACGGCATTCTCAAAACCGACTATAGTCTCATAAGCTGCCATAAGGTCGGCGGCGCTGATCCTTGATTCATCCCTGTTTAATAACAGCTTAGATATATCTGTCTCTGAGTTAACTAACGTAGCTAATCTCCTCTCCAAAGCAATCCTATCCTCCGTCAATTTAAGAAGTCTATCATTCTCCTTGGCTAACTTGACCTTATCAGACTCAAGAGCTTCCTTAGATGTGACACTCTGCTGAAGCTTCAAAACATTCTTCTCCATTTTCTGTATATCATCTGTAAGCTTCCTGAGTTTCTCAAGATCCCTACTCGAATCAGGATTAAGACGAGAATATATATCTAAAGCAGGTCCTATATCCGTATTGTATATCCTTCCTAACTGATTAGCGATATCATCCAAGTTATCCTTAGCCTCAAGACCGTTATAAGCCATGTTGGAGATATAGGTGTTAAATGATCTATTGGATATACCATCGGTAAGGGAGTCGGCAAATCTGCTGGCCATAGTAAAATTATCAACCTTCTTATTGAACTCGCTGATAAGGTTGGACTTATACTCATTTACCTGCTCATCTGTCATATTCATATCGGAGGCTATATCGCTATTAGGTATAGACTCGATGACTGTCTTGAAATTCTCCTTAGTATCATCTAACATCCCCATTTCCTGATCATAACGAAGACGGTTGAATACGGCGTCACTAAAAGTCTTATCTACAATTCTAGAATTAGGTATATCATCAGCGTTATTATCCGTACTTAAGCCTGATAATTGAGCGTTAAGAGCCATACTGCCACGAATAGCACGGATAGCGGCGGTAGTCAAGGCGCCGGCATTGGTGTTGTAGGCCTCCACCATCCCCTTGTTCCGGGACATGTCTTGGCTCCATTCCTTTATACCACCAATAGTTTTCCCTCCCATAACCGATCCGATAATCATACCGATGCCGATTTCCTTCCATCCCTGATTAGATCCGTAAGTCTCCTTGAACCCGTTCTTTATAGCCTCCATATAGCCTATATTCTGCCGGATAGCCATAGGATTGTATCTTGATTCTACCCAATCCTCGGCGGATTTACTAGCCACTCCCTGAAGACCTTCCTCATACAGACCCTCAGATACCGGGCGTTTGATGATATTGAACGTATTCCCGGCTATTTTCTGCCATTTCTTAGGCGTTATGGTCCTTAATGTCCCGTTATCCATCCTCTCGGCGCCTACGCCAAATATATTGCGTTTTATGAACTTATCCACGCCAAGATCCATGCCGAACATATCGCCGAACATAGCTATATTGGATAATGACAATATACCGACATTAGCGCCAAATACGGCATTAGCGGCATCGGCGTTGTCAGCCCTGAACTTCATAAGCTCCTCATATGGGACTTCCCTTCCATAAGCGTTACGGTAAGACTGCCTGAAATTCTCCTCAGCCTCCATCAACATGCTTCTAGCTTCGACAGATGCCTCCCATGAGGTAGATGTACCAAGGAAAGCGAGGGTGTCCAGCCCCTTGCCTATCCTCTGTCCAGCACGGGCGGCCCTAAGGTAAACGCCGAACGCTTTCTTGGTATCCGAAGCCGCTTTGCCTATCCTAGCCAAAGCCACGCCTGCCCTAGCTCCCGTACGAGCTAAGTTCATCAATCCAGCACCGGAATATACAGCTGATGATAACACGGCACCAGCGGTAAAAGCAAGACCGGATAAGAAATCGTTAGACCAGAAATTAGCCGTAGTCATGCTCTGAAGAAAATTCATATCCCGCTCCTCTCGATTGTAATAATGAGCTAGACCATAATCCATCTTCTTATCCTGATCATCCAGCCATCTCGTGAAATCGTTATCAAATACGGCGTTAAAATTACCTCTGGATACACCGGCGTAAATACCATAAAAAGGCTGGATAACGCCGCCTAATCCGTATAAAGCAGCCTTACCCGCCAGCTTACCCAATCCTCTCATCCATTTCTCGGTCCTACCTTGGCTCCTAGATAGACGCGTGTCGTTATCTACGCCTGGAATATAAGACTCGTATTTGGGTATCCAAGTACCGCTACTGAGTCGATATCTTGAATCCTCCAACGATATCTCCGGACCTGTAAGGTTAAACCTACCCTTATAGCTTTGGTCAGATGCCATATATCCCAATGGGGACATATGCTTTATATCATCATAATAATTTGTCTTAACGGTATTCTTAATCCTTTCCGACAATGATGGTATCTGCGACTTTGATCTCTCCGAAGCAGAGTACGGATCAAGCACGGGAGGCAAATCACGATCCGGTATATCATAGGTATTCGTACCAATGGCTCTAGTGGCATCAACACCCATTGTAGGATAGCCATATCTTTCGGCCAATTTCTTTCCATCAGGAACGTTATTACCGGTTTCCATTATTTCCATTATTTCCACTATTTCTGTTTTTTATCTCTTGATCAATGATACTGGCTATAGGGGAGATGAAATTCTCGAAGTCATCGGTAGTCGATCTACCCTCACTCCTCCAATACACCTCATTTTCCTTACTAAGTATCTGTTGCCACGCCATAGTCAAATAATACTGAGGACAAAAATCAATCTTTCTGGCTACTTCGTCAGCGTAAGCTACGCCATCTAGGTCTATAGAATACAACGGGGTATCTCCCTTACTGGCTTTCCCCTTACCATATATATCCACATTTATGCCAGAAGATCCATTATTATACTTATATCCTGAAGCCCTTAACTCGTACATGGAAGCGTTATCAAACAACACGTCAGTAGCGATCATCATCTGATTCTTCCTGATATTACCGTCATTTATATTCGTAAACATATCTATATAAGGCATTGTCATATCTTTGGCCCCGCTGGCGTAAGCGAATGGAGCCACCTGCAATGACTTAGCCATCTTCCCATAAGCGTTATCACTTGAATTAGCGAACGATATAGATACAACACCAGAGTCGTAGGTCTCGGATGGAATATTTACATCCTCTTTATAGAAAGCAAGGTCATTGGCAGCCAGATCAGCCTCGCTTACCTCAATAACGGATCTACCATCACCTCCATTATTGCCAATGATCTGATACTTACCATCACCTATAGGGGATATGGTAAACGTTATCTTCGTATTGGCATTATCCTTATCCTTAGGAATAAAACCACCACCACGGGTAAATAGGTCACTAATCTTTATATAATCATACTCGGCTTTGCTTTTAGACGGATAATCACCGGAAAAGATATACTCACGCTCGGCGTACTCATGACGATATTGCCTTAAATAATCCTCGCCAGCACGCTTTGCGTCATCATTTAACCTACCCAAATCTCCACGGCTCCATTTATGCCTTAATAAATCATTTCTTTCCTTATGCGCTTCGTCATATATAGCGGTAGCGACAGCGATCGCTCTATTATCCCCAGCAAACCTGTCTTTTATTTCCTCGATATGCCTATTCTTGTTAGCCCCAGATACGGCAAGAGACATTATAGACTCAATATCATCAAGAGAAAAAGATGTTCCCATAAGATTATTTACACGATCCAAAAGAATACTTGACTGACCTGAATCCACCGACACATATGGAGCTTCTCCTTGAATGCTACTATTAACGACGTTTATATTATCATTTAGCAAAGAACTATAAGCAGATAGCTTAGCCCAATCGTCTAATGTTATATCGTTTATGCCATCTATATCAAAAACCTTATCACCATTATTGTTAATATCCCCAAGATTGAATGTGCCAAATCCGTAACTAATGTCTATACCTGATCCTTCATACGATCTAGCCTCTTTCTCGATTATAGCATCAACACCATCCAAAACAGTATTCTCAGCCTTATTGAAACCCTCATTAATCTTACTATACTTATTCCTTTGGTTATTTAACCCAAGAAGCTTTATATAACTATCCTTTCCATTATAATCAAGAAGTGTATTCGTAGATCCACCATTAGCCTTAAAATAAGTCATGATAACCTGACCCCTATCCATATCCTTGGCCACATTACTATTCTCAGGATCAGATGCCCATGCGTCGATCTTCCTCTTGGCATCGTCTGATAGAGACTTTACAAAATTCTCCATGCCTGTATTCACCGCCTTTTCATTGGCTATAAATCCATTCATGAACTCATCGCTTATATTCACATCTTCAAGATTGGCACTCTTCGTAACCACGGTGGGACCGGTCATGTCATCGCCTCCACCATTTCCATTCTCCGATTTACCTGATTTACTAGCTCTTATCAAAGCGGATTTCTCCATGGCTAGATTATGCCTTTTTGTCTCATTGAACTTAGCCCTCTCCATCATCTGTTGATTAGCCTTGAAATAATAATCATCAACACCAAGCGTCTCGTATGAGTTATTATAAGACCATCGTAACCCCACGCCACGAAGGAACTGCTGCCTCACCATGAACATGCCGGCCCGCTCCGGACTGTAGTTGCTGCCGATAACGCCCTCAGCCTCCTCCACGAAATCATTTCTCTGCTTGATAATATCCGCCAGCTCCGACTCCAACTTAGCCCTCTTGGCCTTGTCATTGCCAACGCCCTTTAGCTTGGCTCGTATGGATTCTTCCTTGACACTGAAATCATCAATATACCCTTTAAGGAAATCTGAGGTGCTTTGAACATTAAATAAGTCAGGATTCGTTCTAGCCATATATCTTCCCTCTAATTGCATCTGAGCCTTACCGTTCTCAGATATAGAAGCCATGGCTATATCCCTGACCTGAGCGTAACTCATCTCATCTATATACATCTCACGCATCTCGCCCGTCCTGTTGCCATTGGCATCAGTCACCGGTACATTGACTTTCTTCCCCTTGTTAAGGGAGATGAAATTCTTCATCTTCTCATCAATCTCAGCGTGGTAATCCGTATAAGGGGTATAATGTATAGGATTAAGACGTGTCCCTACCTGACCGTCATTCATCCAAGCCACGGCATCCGCAAAAGCCTCAGCCTCGTTTATAGGACTATACATCTTGGGATTGTTCAGCTTCATATCCTCCATCTTCTCGCTAAAAGCCCGGATCTCCCTAGTACCGGCAATAGCATTCAACACACGGGTATCCAGAGCTTCTCCAAGACGAGCCTGTATGCTTCTGGCTATACCGTCGGAAGCCAAATTAGATTTACGATACACGTTATTCACGTCCTGTATCAGCCCATTTAACCTATTCTGAAGATATTCCCTATCCTGAGGTTTTATAATGTCAGAATTGATAATATAATCAGCATACTCGTTTATAGCCTGCCGATTGGTATCTATCTTCTGCTGCATGTACCCCATCCCCTGCATCATGACATCCATGTTGTAGGGCGATACATACTTGCCGTAATTCCTTAATATACTATATTGTGAAGCCATCCTTTATCCTTTCTTGCCTTTAGTTACTTCCTGAGCAGGATATAATCTCCTATAACTCAATATATCTCCTTGAGGATCAGCGATCAACTGCCCATTAGGACCGATCTTGACATCCCCGAATATAGACCTTAATGTATTCATGGTCGTAGCCGTATTCCACTTCTGCTGGATCTCGTCATTTACGCTATCGAAATACCTGCCCCAGTTCTCGTCATTTATAGCCAATCCCTGCAATATACGTTGCTGGTAAGCTTGACGTTGAGCTATATTCTTATCGTACGTATTAGCCCATGACTGAGCATTGACATTATCAGCCCAAGTCCTTTGAGCCACGTTCCCTTGTTCTACTTCATTAATGTATCTACCTATATTGGAACTCATGATAGCCTGTAAGTTGGATGATAAAGCCCCTCTCTGGGAATCCGGGACATTACCCATCTGATCCAATTGTGATTGGAAAGCACGATTGGCCTCAACCATATACTGATCAGCCGATCTCAACACCGGATCCACGGTAGGAGCGTAATGCCTTTCCATACCTTCCGTTGTCACGGCTCCCGGAGTCATCCTGAACACCTCAGGGAAGTCAAGGCCACCACCCACTATATTCCTGTTCCCGTTACCATTATTAGTCTTACCGGTGTTAGTACTGGCATTTGTATTGGTCTTAGGGAGTGTATTAGGATCAATCAGCTCAGGCATATCCAACTTAACATCAGGATCCTCCACATCACCTATATCCATAGGACCAGGAGCCACCTTATGAGGGTCAAGTATAAAATCAAGACCTTCCATTCCTTTCATGGATCTCAATGCCTGCATCTTAAGCATATCCTCCCCAAGGATCTTATTAACAACATCCTTGTTCTTATCAGAGAATAGTTGGCTAAAATGGGTGATACCAGCATCGTTAAGAGCCTTATGCTGTTCCTCTGTAACAACGTCTAGACCGATCATAGGGCGAGATGTGGTAAACAAACCTAATTTATTGTCTCTCATCCTATCATGATATGCGGCTTTCTTGTCTTCCGGGTAATTACCTTGACTATCCTCACCGCCAAAGGAAACGAGCGTCGTGTAATCCCGAAGCGCCTCGGCGTTGGCGATGATCGGGTTCTCAGCCGTAGCCAAGCCCATCCAGCTACTTGTCTGACCGTAGATAGCGTCTTGCAATGCCCTAGCCCTAGCGCCCTCTGAAGCTCCCATATAAGCATCGTAAGCGACCGGATTGAATGTCTTATAATAATTCAACCTCTCATCCGTATTAATACCTCCATAAGAGCCATCAGTTCCTTGGCGTTGATAACCGAAATAGTTAGGATCATTGTTGAACCTATTCTCGATCGGGCGGAAAGTTAATTTACGACCGAACAAAGACGTGCCTCCTATCTCCATCTTCTGGCGAATACCAGCCACTTTCTTAAGCAGCTCTTTCTTAGCCTCAGCTATATCCTCCTCCGTAAGACCGTATTCTTTCATGGATCTGGATATGATGTTATCTATTTCACCACCCTTAGCGAAATACGTATCCTCATCCTTCTTCATCTTCCGGTCTTCCTGCTCCTTGTATATGACGTTAGCGAAGTCCGTAAATCTTCCCTCTAATCCATTAACGATATCGTTGCTATCATTTATAGCCTTAGATAATACGGAGGCGTTTAAACGCCTTGTATTCTCGTCATCTATCTTATCGTTTTTCTTCAGCTTCTCCAGCGCCTTTTTCTGGTCATCGTAAGCCGATTTAAGACCGATCTTAGCCTTATACCTATCCATTAACGTGGCGTACGTATCCTTAGGCGTAGCCTTAATCCCATACGTATCCCTGATGTATTTGGCGAAATCCGGCTCTATGGTGGTATCATCGGTAATAACCTTCGTCCCCTGCTCCAAGGAAACGGGCGTTCCACCATCGGCGTGCTTCTGCCCCATAGCCTCCATCGGCGCCTCTCCGGGCTGCGTCACGTACTCACCCTTCTCGACCTCTACGTTGGCTTGATCTTCCATCGACTTAGGTAACGGATACAGGTACTCACCGGTAAGGCTTCCGCTATCGAACCTATTATTAGGTCCTAGATAAACACCCCCACCATCCTTGTACTGCATCTGGGATTGCCTTCTTTGTCTGGCCTCACGCTCCTGAGCCAACCTGATATTGGTACGAGTACCTTTCTCAGACGCTATCCCAGAAACCACGTTACGAGCCAATCCCATGATACCACTAATTCCTGAGGCTATGGTGGTTATCGTATTAGCTGTTTTAGCCCCAGTGGATAAATCACCATATCCCTCGCTTCTCATACGCCCTATACCACGACCCATCTGAGTGAATCTAGACCCTATATCATCAGCGCCATAGTAGGGGATGGTGGTAAAATCAAAAACATCCGTCTCGCCTGAACCGGTCTTAGACTTATCAACATCGTTAACAGTTATGTTATTAAGCGTAATACCATTGTCCTGATAATTCTCAGCTATACGCTGTAAACTACCCTTGAAGCTAGCCGGAAACACATTATCCTGATCAAAAGCATTAGCGTATTTAGTCCTCAACTGATCTGGAGTATCCAAAGAATATATCCCTAGCGGATTGACCGGCGCGGGTAATCCTTGGTTGGTATTCACCAAAGGTTCTATACCTAACCCTTGTATACCGTCCATATTACCAAGCATATACGACCCGACTTCCCCGGCCTCTTGATATTTAGGTATCTTCCTCTTGATTACGTATTTGCTCATGTCTAATTAATTTCGTTCTGACACAAAGATAATTTAAAAAAACAGAGACTCATCATTTCACAACGATGAGTCTCTCAGCAAATGCTATTATTATGTACAGAATTAAATTCTTTTTATGAATAATGATCCTATAGCCTTAACCAAATCATAGAAACCAGCAGAACTGAGACCTACAGCCACTCCATATAATAGAGCCTCCCACCATTCACTCCCTATAAGCAATGGAGACACCTTTAGTAGCCACGCTAATATACAAACCAGCATACCTATGACTACGGCGGATAGGACTTTAGCCCACTTATGGGTGTCAATATACGGCACTACCTTGGCTAGTTGGGTAGCTGACATCGTGACAAAAGCCATGATGCCGGTGAAGGTAGTTAGATCAATGGTGATAGTCCCTTCTGATGGGATTACCTCTTGCGCCATCAAAGCGAACGGCGTCAATAACATAGCAAATAAAAATAACAATCTTTTCATATCTAAAACGTTTAATTACTTCGCAAATATGACACTAAACTGATTAAATATATAAATATTTATTGGAATATAGATATACGACAATATCCAGAACCTATATGTCCCTTTCCTAAATCATATAATCCACCCAAAGGATTAGGCATTTTTTCTAATTCCCCTTTCACATCTGTCCATACGAACCCGTTCCCATCTATCATTTTAGTGTTAGTAAATACATATTTATCATATTTCACGCATCCCGGATGACCGGATATATACGAGGACCCTCCACCACCAGCTTGAATAGCGTTCGACGATATCCCGCCGCTTGGTCCTCCATAAAAGCCTCCTCCTCCACCAGAGGAATACGAACCGCCATCAAAACCACATCCTCCTCCCACTCCTAATAGACCCCCATTTCCGTTAGTTAAATTATTGCCGGAGTTAGATCCTCCCGCCACTTGGGATGCAGGAGTTCCCTTGGCATAGCCCCCCAGATACGCCTTCAACCCTCCCGCTGATCCTCCATGCCCAATAAAATAATACTCACATCCTCCACCGCCTCCCCCGGCTACCATAATACGGGTCTTTAAAGAATCTACGTTTAGAGGATCGCTATTGTTGGACAACCTCAAATCTGTAGCTCCGCCCCCGGCTCCCTCATAGATATACCTTCCAGAACTCTCATTAGTCATTGAATGCCCTGAACCTCCTCCATTATAATTATATTTTACAACATTACTCGTCTGCTTAAGTCCACCATTTCCACAATACACATAAATGATATCACCACCAACTAACTTGATAAATCCAGCCACATATCCACCATACCCAGGGTCATTAGATCTGGTAAACCTATCTTCGCTATCATTGTAACCATAATTACCTTGACCACCCCAGCACTCAACATAATAATACGCCGACTTTGGAGCTACAAATGTATGGTAATTATTACTATTATAAGTGTATGTATACAATACATCCAAGCTTTTGGGACCTATCATTACACGTCTTCTCATAACATACCTCCCCTTAGATATTTTACTAACAATGCTATAACCATCCTCCTATCATCAGCCATAGCATCTACCCATCTATTCCCCCATCCTAAACTACTAGGAGGGGGGGGGGTAAAACAAGTCCCCTTAAATAACACATCAAATAAAAACAACAACTTATTCATAACAAATTATTTATCATTAAAATACTAACTATTATTTCTGCTCACACCTTTTATGTTAAGGCTTAACCCCGGTATCATATTAAGAACCAACTGCCTTTTTGCCTGTTCCCTACGCATACGCTCGGCCTCCGCTATCTGCGCCTCCGATTGAGGATCATTCTTAATATTATTGGCGATGTCCTCTATAGCTTTCTTGTTAGCGCCGGATTGAGCTAGCATCTTATATAACAGGTCTTGGCCTTCCTTCTCCCACCAGCTATCCATGGGAGGGCGGGAAGCCAAAGAAGGATCGGCAGGGGCTACCGTCTCAGGTATAGGCTGCTGACCTCCGTCCCCCGTGTCCGAATCCCGCTGCCCGAACTCGTATCTCATTGGCCCGACCTCAGGGACACCATACCTATTAGCGAATACATCAGCGAACTCAAATCTCTTCTCGTTTCTTAATGTCGATCCAAGAGGCCTTCCATACCCCTGATTCCATGCTACGGTAGCGTCCTTGTAGTTGGTAGCGTTATCAAAATCAGCCTTTGAGTACATATAATAATTATATACATTGCCTTGAGCGTCCTTATCAAAGAACTTGCCTTGGTTCATGTAGTTCCAGCCTAGCCCCGGTACACGACCTTGATACTCATCCACAAGATAATCCAGTTGTTGGGTTAATGTAGGCTTCTTTCCGTACCTGCGCTGTAGCTCTTTCTTCCTCGGTCCAAGCCATTGCTGGATACCAAAGTCACCGGCGGCTCCTAGGGCAGTGGTATCCCCTCCGGACTCGGCGGCGATGTTAGACAGGATGCCGATCGCTTGTGTTTGTGGTATCCCCTTCTTATCCGTCAGATAATCCCATATCTCATCATATACAGCCATTTTGCTATCCCCTGATCTACGAGGATCAATCACATACTTGCCAGAACCATAAGAGCGATTGGTATTTACAGGACCTCCCTCTTCTTTCTCCTCCTTATCATCAACCAGCATAGTAGAACCAAGACCTACATAATAATCCAAATCCTCATAAACACGGTTGACAACTTTCTCGGCTATATCCTGAAATTTTTTCTTATCATCCTTATCCGGTATCCTTTTCTTTATCCCTCTCAACGTCTTACCTAGATACTTGGTGAACACGTCATTTGGGATGCTCGCATAATCATCCAATTTATCAAATATCCTACCATAAATACTTGACTCCCAAGGATTGTCAAACACATTACCCTTCCCAACTATCCCCATTTTGTAAGAAGGAGCAGATTTAAGAGAGACACCACCGGTAAGGATATCAAATTCTGGATGGGTATCATCTAGAGATTTATCATCAAGCTGTTTATAATATATAGGAGATTGACCGAATATCACACGATCAAGATCAGATCTATACATCTTTCTTGCTATATCCTCTATCTCTCCTCCATCTTGCTTATCTTCGATCTTCTCTCCCCATAGCCCATATTTCTCCATGGGCCATATGCCGTCTATGGCATCCACATAACCAACGGGATACTCCCCGTCCAGACGCCGGTTTCGCCGCTCGTCCGCCGGGTACAGGGCGTTGGCCAACGGCTGCGTGATATGACCCAACCCCTTATCCTTGGAACTCGACATAGCATCCACCACAGTCCGATATACAGGTCTTAATTTCTCAGGTAGATATAATCCCGCCTCATCAACCAACTCACCGATCTTTTTATTTATACCCCTGAGGCTGAAATTATAATTACCCATGCCATTATTCAACGGGGACAATGTACCTCTTATCCCATTCATACCCTTGACGGCAGCCCCTCCGCTAAGGATATCAAACTCCGGGGACACGTTTCTCAAAGGACTATCATCCATACCCCTGAAATACATGGGACGCTCACCTCTTACGACACGATCAAGATCCTCCTTATATAAATCCTTTATCCATGACGGGATCTCCTCCCGCTTGTTCTTCTTTGCCATAAATCTTCTTTTTCACAAAGATAAGTATAATCAGATGCGGATTAAAACATTAGGCGGGTACATGATCATATCACCTACCCGCCTACATCCTCAATGCATATGATAAGCCGCTAAGGCTTTCTTAGCCGAATCCCTTGACTTGTACTTGGCCGGCCATAATTTACCAGTCTTGTTGCTAACCACTCGCCAATCACTCCCTACTTTCTTGATGCATCCTGACTTAGGGCATTTGCCATTCTTTTTACCACTAGTTTTTATTGCTGCCATAATATCAATAAATTTTCTCCTCATTACTAAACCAACGAACTATCATCTTGAACCGGCTCTCAATGTCATTCACGAACCTTGCCAAGAACCAATCGCCACGAAGACGATCACGCCACCTCCGATGATAATCGACAGCCCTAGGATCGATCTTCCGGTCAATGTCATTCACATCCTTGATCCATACCGGGAGGTTATTAGTATCGTCTTTGACCTCGTTAAAATAGTCATTTATATTTATCTTCTGATCAACCTCCGTCACCAGTATCTCACGGCTATCGTCATTGGTTACAGGATACCTTAACCGCTGGCTCATATCGTTCTTGTCAGCGATAACCATCCGAAGCTCACCACTGTTGTTGGTATCGTTATAAAACCATGCCTTATTGAATCCGGTAGTCCTAAGAATTTGGTAATTAACCTCATCCTGATACCTTCTGGCATCCATCCTATATTGGTAGTTCGTGAGGATCTTATTCACATACTGCTCACGTACTGGTACCTCTATAACGAACGGATATAGCTTACCGTAAAATACTTGATACGATTGGTTGGTCAATCCATGAGACCATAACCCTATCTCCTGACTTTCACTTGAGTAGTTCTTTCCAGACTGGAAATAATGCTGGTGCTCGATATAATAATCAGGGGTGTAGGATAAATATGATTTCCACTCACCCTTCAGGCAGTTATATCCAACGGTGAACGAGACGTCCGTGAAATGGCTGGCGTCCTGTAGCTCCACCGCCTGCCCGTTCCTGTAGAACCGGCCGCCACGGAATTGGTACTCGCTCGGATTCCCTACCGGTATATAATCTTTCTTGGTTATCAGAACCCTCTTGAACCGATTGTCCCAGCCCATGGATAGCCCTATACCAAAGAACTTGTTATCGATATCATAATAAGACAACTCAGCGTCCGTATCAGCGTTATATATCCGGCTACGGATGATCTTCATCTGAAGATGCTCCTTAAACCAGTTTCTAAGCCCCGGTGTGACCTCCGTAAGATTCCTACCATTAGAATCTACCTTAAACACCTGACCACGCCTTAAATCGACCCAAAAATGCCCAAACTCGCAACTGATCATATCCCGACTCTGGGTCCCGGAATATCCTAACGTCGTATTATTATACTCGATACCACGAGAGGCGAAAAGACCACCTGTCCCTAGCTCGCTATTCTCCGGGGATATTCTCTCCGCCAACACGTCTATGGCGTTATAAAGCCCTACCTGATTCTCGAAGCGAGCCAGTATCTGATCCGACTCTATCCCTTTCATGCTTATAAGTTTCCCGAAAGAGGTCTTGAACTCATGGTAATCCATAGGCTTGTACGACAGCCAAGGATCGGTCATGCTATTCTCCGACACGTCGGCGGTGCTCCATATGACGCCGTTGGGTCTTTGGTAAGCGCAGTCCCAAAAATTGCTATCATACGTCTCTGGTAATGACCTTCCGCCTAGCGTAAAACGATTCTTATACACAGGACTTATCTTAAACACATTATCCCTTGATATAGGGACATTACGCTCCTGGGTCCATGATATATAATCCCCCACCTCCGGATAGAACCCCTCGTAAGGCTCAGGTCCGGCTATACGGAAATTGCAATTGATCTCAGACTCCACAAGAAACTGAGGTATGCCATAGAAGTATAGGAAGAAACGACCGCTAAGATACATATCTCCGGTCTTGCAAACCATCTCATAAGCGCTCTTCCGGCTAGGGAAAGAGTATAGCGATCCGGTATCCGTATCGGTCTTATTAAGATAATCCTCCCCGGTGTCGTAATTAACAAAATAACGGGGATACCCGATGTTCCGATAATCATAATAAGGGAATGGTATCATGTCCCCCTGACCGAACTGAGTCAAGTAAAACATAGGCATCTTCCTCTTAAGTGAGAATCTTGATATAAATACATCACCTCCAAAAACAGGTTTACGCTTATCCTTATCCATCAACCCGCAACCACCTAACGATACCCACCTGATATCCTCTATCTGCCCGTATTGAGCCGGAGAATATTTCTTTATCCTCATATAGGGGCAGGATACGAAAGATTCACGTGTCATAAAATGAGGCGTCATACCAGCCACCTCATCGTTACGAATATTACATTCATCCTGAATACGACTGGTATCGTAACTTGAAACCAACTCCGGATATTCAAGCATATACTTATCCATACCAAATGACATGAACAACGAATGCTCACGATCGAGGTTGTTTATGATAATAGGCTTACCACCTACGGTTCCCCCTTGTGACGAGATGTCTGTAACCGGATACAACCCGCTCTTGATATATTTGGCCGTTGACAATCCACGTAGCTCCGACGCCCCTATTTTTTGGTAAAATAAATTATAATGAGCGACAGAAGTATAATAATAAGCATAGTTCCGTCTAGGTCCCCTATCTATCAATGCCGTTAACCACTGATACCTGTACTTGCCTATATCCACCACGGACTGGGCTGTGGCCTTGGCGATACCCGTAGCCAGACGGATAGCCGTCAGCGCTATGCCGACAGGGTTGGCTAAAAAGAACACGCCTCCACCGACATATTGCTGTGAAGCCGACTGATATGTATACTCAGCTATAGCGGATATTAAATTAGCCATAGCCTCCACCGTAGCCAATGATGTTGCCATACTGTAAGCCTTACTCCCTAATATCGTCCATTTAGGGTGATCCTCCACCTCCCTGAATATACCGGAGGATTTACCTAATTGATAACCATCAACAAGGCACTCGGTGGGAGCGTCAGGCTTGTTAAAGGCAATATCAGGGCTTAAGAATGAATACCAGATATTACCCCTCCTGTTAAACGGATGCGTTATAAATTTCTCACGATTAATATCCTTATAGATATACATATCATCAGACAAATCGTTGTAAGGGTAATTAGGATAAAGGTTAGCCGATCCGTCTGGATCATCGTACTTAAACATATCATAAGCCAGACCGGTCCCGATAACGCTCTTATCCAACGTCCTATCGCCCCTATACAACTCATATCCTATTATAGAATCTCTTCTAGCCTTATCTATAAGACCGTTCTCTACCGCTATATCCAGAAACTCATTAACGATATCGTCATCAAGCATCACCCCCATAGGATAAATATAGGAGTCAACTCCATATTGACCGGTCAGTTGAGACGGATTACCCATAAAAGGAGCGACAGAGTTATCCGGGAACTTGTAATGACGTATAGGTCTCTGACAAAACGTGGTTGACGTATTTGGGTACTCAGCGTTACCCCCATTACCGGTGAAATAAGACTTACCCCCAACTGATTTAGGAGACCCATAGTATTTCATCAAAGAATCTATTATGTCCTTCCTCTTTGATCCTCCCGATGATATCCCGATCTTACTTGAATCATACAACTCAAAATTAGCCGGGTACTTATTGGTAGACTCCCAATATCCGAAATCACCGTACTGATATGGTCTGGGAGCGCAGTCAGCGGGTTTATCCCCACATGAGATACATTTCGCCTCATAGGTAACGAATCTCCTTAATTTCAATTCTTTTGTGAAGAAGAATACGTATTTCACCTCTAGTGGCCGAATGCCAAAACAGAACGGGGCGGGGAAGATGGCGGTGCCGGCCGTATAGAATCCGGCAAGCTCCTTCATGTCCTGCCTCATGGCGAAACCGGTGAAGAACACGCATACCGCAGGCTCGATGCAAACATATATCTTATGGAAAGTAGTCTTGTCATCATTCCAGAACAAGTACTTTGGCATCATAAATATCTTATGATCCACGTAATTCACTATAACACCTTTCTTGGCATCATTAGCCAAAGGATTAGGAGCCACGGTACCTTTCTTGTCCGAGAAAAACGTTATACGAACCTTATTGTATGATGATGAGTCGCCGATCGGATAATTATAGTTACCCATCATCTCTATATACATAATACCGTTATCAGGATCGGATAAACCACTTATGTATTTCTCGTAATCCAACTCCACCCATCTGGCGTATGAGGATACATGTGGATAGAACTTGAAATAAGTCAAGTTACTTCTACCGAACCAATTGGTCTTGGCGTCAATATCATTCTGCACAGACACACGACCTTCCCAGTCAGTAGTTATACCGGTATTAAACTTAGAATTATCACCATCGCCAAAAAGACACATGGCGTTCTCGATACCAAACTGACTCTCATATTGGGGGAAATAAGCCTCCATCGTATCCATTAACTGATCAAGCATCGTCTCCGTATGCTTCTTTCCTTCCCATCCGGGATATTGATACAAATATGTGCACTTACCCAATGACCTACCCCCTTGGAATGTAGGAAGTTGAATATCGTTAATAGTAGGATTCACGTGAGGATCACCTACCGAACACCCATTAGTACATATACCCTCATCATATAACTGCCGGACATTAGACATATCCTGACACAAGACCAAGGCGGAGGAGTCTATATCAGACGGGAATTTATCCTCATCCTGACCATCCAACCATTCCTGAACCAGATCTATGATATTCTTACCTCCACTAGAGTAATTATCAAAATCACACAATACAGAAAACTTCCTTTGGGATTCGGCATTACTTTGTATTAATGTCGTAGGTTCGGTCTCCGTATAATCACTCTCCAGCTTATACGTAAAATCAATCCTAGAATCCACCAAAGAGTTTTTATCCAATATAGTCCTGGTCTCTATCCTCTCAATATCATCACATCCACTAGAGAAATCGGGAGCCTTTATACCGTCTTGATCCTCTGGCAATGATATAGCAGCGCATAACTCGTCAGTAACACCTACATTAGATTCTATGATATCACACAAGTTCTCTATATTATCAGCGATATAATCAATAGCATCATCTACCGTAACATCTTCCCCCATCGTGTTGATAACGAATTGGGTCTCTCCTACCGTGGCATATTCCTGCTCTACATATCTGAGTTGCTTAACATCTAGCTGATTCTTGCATTCTCCCCCAAAATCATCAAATCCCCAAGACGGGTCGTTTATGATCTTTGCCGTATTCTTAAACTGCCAAAGATAACGGCGGCTGTTCCCGGCGCACTGCGGGTTGTTCTCCAATACCGAAGCCGCTGATAGGTCTTCAGAGTTGCCGTCCTCATCAACGATAACCTCCATCTCCTCCCTTGTGGCCGGACGAGGGATAAGCGGGAATCTAGCTGTCCTGTATCCCGTATTGGTAAAGAATCTTATACCCAACGGATATACCTCGTCACGCATGAAAGAGGCGTATTTAGAGCAAGCCACACCGTCTTTATATAGATTCTCCGTGGCTATCGATGTCTGCCATTTAACGAAATGACCCAAAAAATTAACGACCGGTTGAAGATTCCATTCATTCTCCACGGTCAAGCCGTATTGAAGAAGACGATTCCCGACAGACGTCATGCCTCTGGCTGTCTTATATACCGGTATTTCCTTGGATAACTTCTCCATGGTCGTACGCTCGCTATACTGATCCGTAAGGTAATAGATGGTCCTTTCCGTTATCGGATGTATACCTTCTATGAAATACTCAAGAACCGGGCTTTGCTCACCATTAAACCCAACCGTGTTCTGTATAACACCTATCTTATAATGAGATACCTGCTTATCTATATTAGACACGGTAAGGCGGATACCCATGTTGGTTGACTTACCCCATAAACCATCGCGGATAACCATATCTTGACGATCGAATAACATGATTGGGTTGGTCAATGAGCAATATCCGGTCTTCTCAATCCCGAACTCATCGCACAACGCCACGCAGAACTGGTAGGTCCCGGCACGCAGGCTTCCCCCGAACTCCACGACCTCAGGCTCCACGCACGGGGCCGTCAGCAACGGGAACACCAGCAGCTTCTCGCAGGCTAGCCTACATCTCTCTATTGGCTTGTCATCCCCACATGTCTTATACCCATGGTAATGATACCAAAAGTCACCATCATCATCCGGATTAAGAGCCTTATCGACCATAACATATCGCTGGGGATTATATCCATCGGTCCAGTATATCACCTTCCCACATTTCTCATCCTTGATCTCTATATCGAAAATCGGGTGATGAATGGAGAAGTTAAGACAAGGGTCATCGGTCCCATCCTCTATCAACACCTCCATCAAATCACATATCTCATCGAAACGACCATCCGACTCCTCAAGTCTCTCGCCAAGGATACGATGAATATCTTTCCCTGATCCTGCTAATTGATCCTCTACGGTCTTGACATAATCCAATGACCTCATGAACGTGATCTTAGAGGTATTGTTATCAGGATTCACGAGAAAGAAATAAGTATTATCACCAGCTATATCATTCTTATACCCAATAACCTTATAGCCATCGAATCGCTTGCATAAAAGGGTGCTAGGCTCGTTCTGAATCTTAATCTGACTCCCATCGTCACCCTCTATGGTAGCGTTCAAGGCGAAACTGTACTCAGACGGGGATAGGTCCTGTGGATGCTTATCCCTGTTCATCCCGGAATCGGGAACCGCTATGTTAGAGTTATTTTGCACGATCTTATCTTTTTCGCAAATATAATAAATCCGCCAGATAATCACTTATGTGGCGGATTCTAACAAACCGTACGTATTATGCAAAACATTCAAATCGCACAAAAATAGAAAATCCTTCTGACTCTCACAAGCCAGAAGGAAAATCTAAACACTTTGCAACGTTTACCTCTAATGAAAATACAAAAACATAATAATTATGGATTTTTTCCCATGTAGCTTGATTGCTTATCGGCATCCTCTACAGATATGTAAAAGAAACCGTTAGTCACGTATCTCTCATTGACATCCACAAAATCGGTAGATCCTTTGTCTATTCCTCTCTTCGATCCCTCGTCGCACACGGCCACCAGACTATTGAAATCATTGGAATAACCAACGACAACGCCATGTATGTCACGATTCCGAGGATCGAAAACATATCTCATCCTACATCTGTCATAAGCCAATTCCAGAGGACTTTTGTTTATCTTACCATCAAACCCTATACCTGTGGTCAAGGCGATAATACTTCTTGATATATCGCTCATAGTAGTATCTTTTACCGGCACCTTAGGCATAGAAACGCCTTCCATGACAAAATCTAATGCCTTATCTAAAAGCTCGTCGAAATCATCATCCCGAACATAATCCTTGAACACCTCCAATATATACAACCGGACATGGAGTTCGTTATTGACATCATTTAATGCGATCATAATGCTAGTTTTCGGCAAAGCTAGATTATTCCCACGCAATAAAAGATCAAATATGTCATAAGTGAAGGATTAAAAAAATAAAAAAAACTCTCCTATCCTCACGAACAAGAGAGCCGATGTGTTTATATTATGAAGAAAAATCTATTCACCTATTCTTACAATACAGTCACGAGATTCCTTATTATAAATCATCGTGCCCACCTTAGAATACGAGGTTCTTATATCCTGCCAATTATCCTCTCCGTGGGCGGATACATTGGTAGGGGCATCACCGGTATAAACCTCCTCGCCTCCGATATTGACAAAATCATATCCACGTTTCTCCATAGAACCGCCCTTATATGCCGTGAACCTGATAGTGACATTACCTTTCTCACGACCACCATACCAGTTACCGTATATACTGCATCTGATCTCAAGAGGTAATTTATCATAATTATCACCATCCAACAACGGTCCCATCTGGATCAAAGCTGCCTCATTACCCGATTCCATGTTATCACCACCATGGATGAGATAATCACCTACCCGTTCCTGCGTGGTCTGGTACTGTTTACTCCAACCAACCAGCTTGCCGTCCACGTCCGGGAGGCCGGTGTTATCGAAACCGGTAGCCGTATCAAAGTCAATGCCGTCCTCGTCAGCCCAGATATACCTAAGCACTAGGTAGTCGAACTCCGGGATAATAACCACCGGGACCGACTCCTGTCTGCACACGAACGTCTTCTCCTCCTTGGTGCCTTCTTTTATAACCTTGTACGTAGCCTGACGTATCTCTCCAGCCTCATTGATATCAGCGGTAACTCTAACCTCAGCAGGACCGGTACCACTTGTCTTATCTAAATGTATCCAATCAGCCATATCATCGTATTTTGTTAAACCAGTTTAATATACTTATCAAAAGCGTTGGGCCACATACGCTCATGAAACAGCATCCTCCTCCTATTATCCTCAGCCAGCTCCCGGTAATCATTCAAGGTAATCATCGACATCTTAAGCTCTTTCATGGCCCTAGAGAACTTACCCGGCTCCTGCTGGGCGTATAGTTTATAAGCATCACCAGCCCCTTGTATCAAACCGTTAACAGCGGCGTTCTCGAAGATCTTCATCTTGATATACGTCTCGACATAATCCTCAAGATAACCTAACGCCGTTTCAGGTATATACGGGAGACCGTCATCATCCTTGGGTGTAGCACGATATATGATGTAAATAAATCCATCAAACCCAGTATACATAGTATTGCCAGATATAGTTATATCATAATTATCCCAAGCATATTTATCCCGATACTTGTCGGCGGCGCAATCACGTCTCAACCCACGACCTATAGACAGCCTTACGGGGTGATGGTAATGGAAGCGAACCTCGTGAGACCCGATATATAGCTTCTCCGTGATCGTCTTCTCAAACTCCTCCTTACAGCACTCCGTGCAGGAGTTCCAACGGAAGCCGCGCTCGGTGCGCTCGACCCAGCCGATCTCATGTTGGAGGTCAGCCTTAGCCTTGTCGCCGCCCGGAATCTCACAGACAAGAGGCTCACACCTATAGGCGTCAAGCATGTCGAAAAAATCGAAAGGCAATACCGCCTGTTTATTACTGGTCTTGACAACCGCCTCGGACATGACCGCTATAACACCCCCGAACCTTTTCAAGGCGATCTCAGCCCACCTATAAACAGACGAGGTATCTATAGCCCCGCTATCATCGTATTTATGTAAATCGGCCTTGATCTCGGCCAATAACCCTTTTATAGTCATATTTAAGTCTTTTGCACAAAGATATGTATTTGAATCCGTGATACAAAAAAAATCCAGTCTACCCTCACGGGCTAACTGGATCACAAAAACTTCTACAGCTTATAAACCCATTTAACTCCAAATACCTTACTCTCCGATTCAACCTCCCGGTACAAGAACTTATACCTCCTACCTGATTCCATAGCCAATCTACACTCCTTATTCAACGCCGGAGAAATATAGAGATGGAAATACTTGTTCCGAGGCATAAAATCAATACACGTATGGACATAAGAATATCCACCAGTTCCACGTCTGTTAATAGTACCGGTAAGCTTATTTAGATATATCTTACGATTAGGATTGATCTTATGGCACAGATAACCGATGTTGTTTATATAAACCCCACCCTCATTATCCAGATACTTATCACGTATGACTTTCCAGATCAACGACTGGCACTCAAGGATATCATTCTTATCCACGATCGTATGCTTCCTCCTTTTCCCGTTCTTAGACATAATAGATCTATAGAATCGAAGAAAGTATTGATCAAGTATTTTAAATGACTTTGTTTTCATGTCGCAAATATAATAATTTCATCCTTATTCAAGAAATATTTGATAAGTTTTGGTGTGAGTGTGATGGTGATAAGGCCGCTCTTACCGCCGCTGCACAGGCTTCAGCTAACGCACTCGCGCAGGCAAAAGCCAATGCGATGGAGTGCGATTGCCCACAAAATATGGAGCGCTAGTGTAACGACGTCTAGCGGAAGCGGGAAGACGATAAATTACACCATACAATATAATAATCCATGTGGATCGGGAAAGACGTCTAGGATGACTATAGGATACAAAAAAACGAATGGTCAATGGGAATATGAGGCAAGAATAGTCCCTATTCCTTCCGGATCAGGAACTTTCTCTGATTCTACAACAACCAACTACGGGATATCATCTGGAGCTTATGCTTATTATGAGGATGGTCAAGGGAGTGGATCTTGTTGACAATAAAAAAAAAGGAGAGGCTTATATAGTCTCTCCTTTTTGTTACGATTAGATGAATCTAAGATCTTTCCTCCTAGTATGATTCAATATCCTACTAATATGTCTGGTACTTAATCCTGTTCTTTCCTTTATCTTATCATAGATATAACCTTTGGATACGTAAGCTGACATATCTCCTAGATCTTTTATAATCTTGTCATACATATCATGCACCTCATTATATCTTATGATTGAGCTATCCCTCATCCCTCTTTCACCTATACCATCAACTATGGCATCATTGAAACCGAAGAAATTAATTATTGATCTTATTATATCCATTATCACTGAATCTTTTGAGTTTTCTTGTTAATATCCATATCCGGATTCTCGTCCGTAGGAATCTGCAATTTGGTTATCGTCTCTCTTAACGTCTCTGAGACAACATATTCTAGTAGCTTGTCAGGACATACGAAATCATAATCCCATTGAGATGTACATGGCTCATCTTTTTCCGTTCCACATCCCCCTAGCTCTAACGCCGCTTTTCTGTCGAGAGTTATAAGATCAACATTTATAGCCTCTATGTTAATATCTGGTATATAGATATATCCATCATTGACATAATAATAGTATTGATCTATATTCCCGTATTTACGTTCCTTGTTGTTAGCGTATTTTCTTAACGATATGGAGGTAAATATAATATCATCCATGATGTTTGATACTTTGATGATAGCCGGACCTATACGGGTATATATCATATCGGGCAATCTTTTCTTGGATCTCATAAGTATCCTGCATAGTTTAAACTCATCAAAACAACAATCAATTTTCCGAACCCTCTCCATCTCCATGCAATTAATATGAGTATACAGTGATTCCTCGCCGAACAAGGTTCCATCAGCATACTTCTGGGCTATATATGATCTTGCCTTTTGTCTTCCTATGGATAATATCCATCTCCTACTGACATGGGCGTCCTTATTGATGGAGTTCATATCATTTATGATTCTAGATACAAATTCTGAATTTTTCATATGCTAAATACTGAGGAGGGGATATACCCCTCCGGTTGTTACTTCTTTTTCTTAACCTTGCCTCCACATTTCAATTGAGGTTTCTTTTTCTCGGAGACCTTGCCTCCATTAGCCATTTTCTTTTTCTTACTGCAAGCCATAACACTATATTTTAATATTACTGTTACAATATTAGCTATTTAAATTGATAATAAAATAAATAATACTAATGAAGCTCCAATTTACCGCCGCTGCACAGGCTTCAGCTAACGCACTCGCGCAGG